CTACCCGGCGAACCGCCCCAGGACGGCGGCGACCGGCACGGGCACCAGCAGGAGGACGCCGACGCGGACCAGGCAGGGCGCGAGGACGGCGATCACCTCGGAGGGGCCGCTCGTACGGAAGAGATCCCGCCACCGCAGCACCTCCCCCGCACAGCACGCCCAGAAGAACAGCCCGGTCAGCAGCGAGACCGCGCCGGCCACGAGACCCAGGAAGGCGACCGCCTCCAGCAGGTCGGTCCGGGCGTCACGGTCCGGCAGGACGAGCGCGGTGACGGTCGAACAGACCGCCGCCCCCGCCCCGTACACCGCTCCCCGCGCCACGACCCCGCCCAGTCGCGGCCGCGGTACGGAAGCCCCCCTGCCCACGCCGCACCCTCCCCCTGTCACGCCGAGAGGCCCTTCCCGTGGGGGAAGGGCCTCTCGATAACTGCTGTGCACTGTGGGGCTAACAGGATTTGAACCTGTGGCCTCATCCTTATCAGGCCCGGTGTCAGAACCAGGATCGCCGCAGGTAGGCGAACTGCCAGGTCAAGGCCCATCTACACGGCCCTACACCGCCAAACCTCATGCGACCCCCGCCCAGCCCACTCCGGCCCCGGACTCTTTCCGGACTCCGCCGGACTCTCCGGCAACCATCCTGAGCTGCGCATACCCGGGCTCCGCGCCCTCCAGCGCAGCGAGCACCTGACCCGCGTAGTCCGCCGACGCGTGCGTGTAGAGCCACGTCACCTCGCCCGCCCGCTCGTGCCCAAGGATTTCCTGGGTGATCGCCTCCGGCACTCCGAGGGCGTGCAGCTTCGAGGCGAAGGTGTGCCGCTGATCGTGGAAGTCCGGCCACCAGTCCGTCCTCTTCTTCTCCTCCTTCTTCATCCGCCCCGTGTCCGGGTCCTCGACCTCCTCGACCCAGGTCTTCACGACCTTCCGCGCGATCCCGGCCTTGTCGATGGCGTCGACCCATCGGCGCCGGAGACTGCTCCGGCGCAGCGGGGCCCGGTAGCGCTCCCCACCCCCGCCCCGCTTCTTCGAACCGCGGCGAACAGCGTTCCGGCCGTGGAAGACGAGCTCGTCGGGCCGGAGGCCGTCGCTGACGTCGGACAGATGACGGGTGGCGTCTGGCTCAGCGGCCCAGAGGCCACGCAGCAACTCGACCGCGGTCTCGGTGAGCGGCACGGTGCGCAACCCGGCGTCGCTCTTCGGGTAGGCCTTCCTCTTGATGTGCCCGCCTGGCTCGATCAGCACCTCGCGGACCTGGATCCGGCGGGAGACCAGGTCTACGCGGCACCAGCGGAGGCCGGCCAGCTCCCCGAATCGGAGGCCGGTCTCCTCGGCGAGCTGCTGCACGGGGCGGAGGTACTCGGGGAGCTGCTCGCGGACCAGGGCGAGCTGCTCGACGGTCGGCGGCCGCTTGTCGTCGGGGTGCTTACCCTTCCCGGACGGCAGCTTGATGCCGTCGCACGGGTTGAAGGGGATACGGCGGTCGTGCTTGGCGGCGGTGAGCATGCGGTCGAGGACCTGGAAGGCCTTCGTCACCGAGCTGGCGGCGAGTGGCCCGCCGTTTCCGTCCCAGATCGAGTTCACCCAGTTCTGGACGTCGAGCCAGGAGATGTCCACCAGGCGTACGGAGCCGAACCGCTTCTCCACGTGGTTACGCCAGGACCGGCTGTCCCGGTCGATGGTGTTCTCCTCTAGCTGCGCGGTCTGCGACTCCCACCAGAGCGGGTGCCACTTCGTCAGCGTGATTTCGCCGCGGGCGGGGTCCATCCATCGGCGCTCGCGCACTTCCGTCCGGAACCGGTCCAGGAAGGCGTTGGCGTCGTCTTCGGTGTCGAAGTTCTTGGCCTGCTCGCGCATGCCGGGCGGGGTGTACCGCGCCTGCCAGGAGCCGATGCAGTCCTTCATCTTGGCCCGGTTTCCCGGGTACTTGGCCAGGCAGAGCTTGCAGCCGCAGCGCTTGCTGCGGACCTGGCGGGGGTTCGCTGTCGTGCTCTTACGTCCCACGGTGGCGTCCTTGATCAGAGTGGGCCGGCGGCGGGCGCGGTCTGCGGGATGGTGATGGGGTCACCGCAGAAGCAGGTGAGGCCGCCGCCGGGTGTGGTGGGTGCGCCGAGGTCGGCCAGGAGCGCCGCGAGCTCTCTGATCAAGGTGTGGTGGTGGGTGCCCCCTTGGACGGTGATGGTGATCTCGTCCGGGTCCCAAATTGCGGTCTCCGACTGGGCTTTGTCGGCTACGGCGATGAGAGTGCACACAGATATCCCCCAGGCATCGCAGGTTGCGGTATGCCGCTACGGGAGGACAGCGGAGGTTGAAGATTACATCTGTGTGCGGATGTGGTGCAGGTGTTTCGCCATATGCATTCGGAAGGGCGAATTCCCCCTTGAATTAGGCAACCCTTAGAGGCTATTGCGAGGCGCGAGCACCCGACAACATGGCTTCGGCGGACTGAATGAGCGCGCGCTGCCCCTTGGTCGGGAGCTGCCGGTAGATGTCGAGGAGACGCTGCTCGCGCTCCTCGTCGGTCGGACCCGGCACCGGGCGCCCGGCCGCCTCGAAGAGCTGCCGGGGCACGACGTCGGCACCCCAGCCGCGCAGGATGTTCGTCAGAGCGCGGAGGTCGTCCGGGTTGATCCGGCTGGTTCCGCGCGTACGGTTCATCCACGCGTTCAGGGTGGGGTACTTGATGCCGGCGGCCTCCGCCAGCTCCTTCTGCGTCTTGTCGCCCGCCTCCTCGAGGAGGCGGGTAAGTAGTGCTGCCAGGTCCTCGCCGTTGGGGGCGGGGTCCTCGGCGGCGCGCACGGGGTGGTCGCCGGGGTGGTTCGGGCCTGTAGTCACACAGCGCAGAATTCCGCATCTGCATCTACATCCGCAAGTAGATCCCAACAGCTTGACCCGTAATTGACGGCGCACCGGCGCACCTACACGACCCCTGTGCGCCCCCACCCGGCACGCCCTCACCCTCAGCGAGCCCCCTTGACTCGATATGCATCTACATGCAGACTGTAGACATCGCAGGCCAGAACGGCTCGCGTAACCCCTATTCGGCCGTGCGCCGGAGGATCACCATGCGACGACTGGACAAGGGAGCCCCGCTCCGAGCCGCCATAAAGGCGGCCGGGCTGGACATCCCGCACCTCGCCGCCCGAACGAAGGTGCTCGACCCGACGGGTCGCGGACTGAGCCCCGCATACGTCGGATTCATCGCCGGGACCGGCAAGAGCGCCCGCGAGGACTGCTCCGAGCGGGCCGCCGAGCTCATCGCCCAGGCCCTCGACCAGGAGGTCACCGCGCTCTTCGAGCCGGTCTTCTTCACGGTCGTGGAATCTACATCTACAAGCAGATCGGCGACTGAGGTTTCCGGAAAGTCGGCGGCGCGGAAGGCCACGCCGCTGCCGGAGCAGCTGCTCGACCAGCGCGAGCTGTCCGCGTTCCTGCGGAAGAGCCCGAGCTGGATCGACGCGCAGATCAAGGCCGCGCGGGACGCGGGCCGGCAGTGGCCGGGCCTGCACTACGTCGGCCGTAGTCGGCGCTTCGACCCGAGGGCGGTTCTCGACGGGATGCGCGAGCAGCGCGCCCACCAGGTCTCTGCCTGACACACCACGGGGTCGCCCGCACCGCCAAGTACCGGACGACCCCCAGACCCACCACCACACCAGAGAACGGGAGGCAGGCCGTGAAACAGGCTAGCCCCAAGATCACCCCGCCGGGAGCGGGACGGGAGCCGGAGCTCCTCGTCCGCGCCCGAGCTGGCGACCGGGAGGCATTCGCCACCCTCTACAACGAGCACCACGCCGAGGTGTCCCGGTTCATCCGGGGCCGCGTCCGTGACGTGCATCTCGCTGAGGACCTGGTCCAGGAGACCTTCCTCCGCGCACTGCGCCGGATCTCCGCGTTCACCTGGCAGGGCCGCGACTTCGGCGCCTGGCTGGTGACGATCGCGAAGAACCTGGTCGCCGACTACTTCAAAACCGCGCGGACCCGGCTGGAGGTCGTCGTCGCCGTGACGCTCGACGGCGACGTCCTGGTCGACAGTGCGGAGGACGAGGGGCTGCGCGAGCTGGCCGCCATCGAGGCCGCCGACACCGTGCACACCGCGCTCTTGGCGCTCACCCCCCAGCAGTACGGGGCGATCCAGCTCCGCTACCTCCGGGAGCTGTCGCTCGCGGAGACCGCTGCGGCGATGCACCGGTCCGAGGGCAGCGTCAAGCAGCTCGCGCACCGTGGCATGGTCACGATGCGGCGCCGTCTGGCGGTGGCGGCATGAACAAGAACCTCCCCACCGCGATCACGATGGTCCGCGAGCTGCTCGCCGGTGACGGTGACGTCTCGGCCACCATCGCCCACGCCCTCGACGGGGCCGGTCTCCTGGTTGACCCCGAGCGCACCTTCGGCGCGGTTCTCCGCCGGACCCCGCAGGGCTGGGCGCCGGTCCCTCCGGCCGCCCAGCCCGCGCCACCGGAGCCGACGGAGCTGGAGCAGCAGGCGTCGGACTGGGACGCGGCGTGCCAGCGCGCCGCGCAGCTGGCCGACGTGGTCCGCGCCACCTACACCGCCGAGCCGGACTTCGTCGGTGTCCGGGCCGACCGCGACACCGTCGTCATCAGCCTCCAGATCACTGAGTTGTCTCGGTGGGCGGGGTGGATGTCGACGCTCGGCATCGTCGAGCACCAGCTCACCGGTACGGACTACGTGGTGTGCGGTCGGACGACGATCGGTGACGTGCCGGTCAGCGTGCTGGCGTACGACCTGCCGGAGCTCCAGCTCGTCGCCCAGGCGAAGGCCCGTCGCCCGTACAGGCACGGCGGGCTCGTCTACGACCTGGCCGTCGGGCACAGGGACATCACCGGCGACACCTGGTTCTTCCACGGGGGCTACTCGGCGGAGGGGATGCCGCTGCTGTCGAAGGACGGGCGCCCCGAGCGCTGTACCTTGGCCGCCGTGGTCGACCTGCTCGGCCCGATCCTCCCCGTCCGTGAGCCGGTCGCGGCCGCGCAGGGCGGTGAGCGCGGATGACGGAGCAGAAGCCCCTGGATCACGAGGCGCTCGCTGCGCTGATCGGCGATGTAGAGCCCGCGACCGACGGTCTCCTCCTCTCCTTCGCGAAGGCGGTCCGGGACCGCCGGGAGCACGAGCACCCGGAGTGGGAAGACCTCTACTGCATGAACCTCTCGTCCTGGATGGGCGAGCGGATCGCGCCGGTACTGCGCCGCCTTCTGAACGCTGAGGCCGAGCAGGCAGGCGGACTCGGAGAGTTCGTCAGCTGTTCCGCCCGGGGTTGCTCCTTCGGAGAGTGGTCGTCGAAGGCCGAGAAGCGCGGCTGGGTCCGGCGCGGTGACGGCTGGGTGTGTGTGCAGTGCGCGGACGCCGCCGACGAGCGCGCCGAGATCGTCGCCAGCATCGACGCCGGAACCTGGGGGGCTCCGGCGCTCAGCTACCGCGCTCAGCAGCTGCTCGCCCACATCCAGGACGACCCCGGCACCCGGTGGCAGACCGGGCGCGCGGAGCAGGTGTACGCGGACCTCGGCTACCCGACGCGTGGCCGCCGCCACAACGCCCGGACCGACCTGAACGCGCTCGCCGCCCGCGGCCTCCTCACGGCCCACGGCCCCGCCGACGGCCGGTACTTCCTCCTCGCCCAGACCAAGGACGGTGCCTGATGGCAGCCAAGACGACCGCGAAGGCCTGGAACGGTGGCCTGGTCGGCGAGCCCACACCGCCGCGCGACGTGCAGACAACCACCCGGTGCACGACCACCGGGTGCGGAACCCAGCCCGGCGGAGTGCGCCGCATCCCCGGCTGGGTGGTGATCGAGGTGGTCGGGTCCACGGAGCCGAAGCGCCTGTTCTGCTCCTGGGACTGCGCCGCGTACGGGTCCGCCCTCGCCGAACTCCGCGTCGGAGGTGGCCGATGAGCGCGTACAAGAGCCGAGGTCGGGGCGTTCTCGTCCGGCTGCGCGTGGAGCACCGCCTCTCCTTGGAGGAGCTGGCACTTCTTCTCAGCGCGGCTCACCCGGATGACGAGCCCGAACTGACGCAGGCGGACGTCCGGCAGTCCATCGCGCAGCTGCTCGCCATGGAGGGATCGGATGCCGTGGTCTCGGCCTCCGACTCGATCAGAAGCGCTGACGATCCCGATGAAGCGGCCGAGCACCTGGCGTGGGCGCGACGTATGGTCGCCGCTGCCTACCGCCGCGACTTCGCTGGATTTCCCGCCGAACTGACTGCCTTCGAGGGTTCTGCCCAGCATCCCCACGGCGGTGTCCAGTGAGCGCCTACTCCCGGGCCTACCAGGGCCTCGTCAAGGGCGGCATGTCCGCCACTCAGGCAGCGAACCTCCTCGGCGAGCTCCGGAGCGAGACGGGGGCGGAGCTGTCCGCCGGCCTCCTCGCCCGCGCCACCGAGATGTACGGCCAGAAGCAGCCGCACGACAGCAAGGCCATCGCCCGCCGCCGTACCGCCCGGTTCGGCGCGGTCCGCGACGCCGCCCAGTGGCTCATCGCCGCCACCGCCACCGGCCGCCTCACCACCACCCCGCACCAGCGCGACCCCCGGAGCAACACGTGACGACCTTCACCTTCACCGACGCCACCCGCGAGACCGCGAAGGCCCGCATCGCCATCCAGGCCCCGCCGGGTGCGGCAAGACCAAGACCGCGCTCCGCCTTGCCGAGGGCCTGGCGAAGAACGGCGTGATCGCCCTCGCCGACACCGAGCGCGGCTCCGCCAAGAAGTACGCACCCGTCCCCGGACGGCCGGACCTCGGCGGCCACCGCTTCAAGCACGTCGAGATGGACACCCACGACCCCCGGCACCTGATCGACCTCGTCCGCCAGGCCGAGGAGATCGGCGTCGAGGTCCTCATCATCGACTCCTACAGCCACTTCTGGAACGGCAAGGGCGGCCTCCTGGAGATCGTCGAGACCGCCGGAGCCAAGGCGGGCAGCGGCGGCACCTTCGGCGGCTGGCGCACCGGCAACCCCATCGAGCAGCAGATGCTCGACGCGATCCTGAACTTCCGGGGTCACCTCATCGTCACGATGCGCACCAAGGGCGACTACGTGATCGAGGGCAAGAAGGTCACCAAGGTCGGGGTCAAGGCCGTCCAGCGCGAAGGCGCTGAGTACGAATTCGACGTCGTGATGGACATGATCGAGGGCACCGCCACGGTCACCAAGACCCGGTACACGCCCCTCGACGGCCTCTGCATCCACCACCCCGGCGAGGAGATCGGGGAGACGATCCTCGACCAGCTCGGCCAGGGCGTCGACCCCGTCGCGGCGATCGTAGACGCGGCGGCCGCCGACGAGCTCACCCTCGACGCCGTCCTCCAGCTCTCGGCCGACGCCGCCCGCCGCAACCTGCGCCAGGCCGGTGTCCTCCACCCCACCGGGGGTCAGCCGACCACGGTCGATGCCCTGCTCCGTGAGCGCCTGGGCGACGTCGTCACCGCCCTCCTCGCCGACGAGTCGATGACGTACGACCGCGCGATCGAGCTGCACCGCCGAGCCGAGGCCGGCGGATGGATCGCGGTTGAGCGGATGGTCGAGGAGGACGGCGACCTGGTCATGTTCACCCTCGGCGACCTGATCAAGGCCCGTGGTACGGCGCTCAGGCCCACGCCGCAGAAGGCACCGGAGAACTCGGCCCCGAGCACCGGCAACGCCACTGCGGGGGCAACCGGCGGCCAGTCGGGCAGCGAGGCGGTGACGGCTCCGCAGTCGCGGAAGATCTTCGCCACCCTCGCCGGGCTCGGCTTCGACAACTCCGACCGGGAGCGTCGCCTCCGCGCCATCAGCCTCATCGTCGGCCGCCAGGTCCCCACCCAGAACGACCTGACGTTCGGGGAGGCCGCCGTCGTCATCGAGACGCTCGACGGCTTCACCGGCGACGACGCGGCCGACCGGTTCCGGGAGCACCTGAACGAGCTCCTGGACGCCGCCCGCGAGCCCGTTTCCGCCTGATCCACCACTGACTGCGGGCCCGGCCGCCGACTCCCGGCCGGGCCCGCACCACCCCAGAGAGGAGGACCCCACAGTGGTGGACCCAACCCCCGAGCAGCGCGACGCCATCGACACCTACGGCGACGGCATCGACCTCGTACTCCAGGCCGGCGCAGGCTGCGGCAAGAGCTCGACGCTCAAGATGATCGCTAAGAGCGACCCGCGCCGTCGGATGGTCTACGTCGCGTACAACAAGGCCATCGCAGCCGAGGCCTCGCGCTCCTTCCCCGCGACCGTGCTGTGCAAGACCGGTCACGGCCTCGCCTTCGATCCCCGGTACAACGAGCGTCTCTTCGGCCCCCGCCAGACCGCGCACCAGGCCGCTCAGGCCCTCGGTGTGAAGGAGATTCTCGGCATCATCGGCGCAACTCCGTCCATCGCGACGGACCTCGGCCCTCGGAAGCCGATGACCGGCAAGATCATCATGCGGGCGGCGCTCGACACGATCACCCGCTGGTGCCACAGCTCTGACCCTGAGATCCGGAAGTGGCACGTCCCGCAGTACGACGGCCTCACCGGCGAGCAGCCCCGCACCGAACTCCTCGCCCTGGTCCTGCCCGTGGCGCTCGCCGCGTGGGCCGACCTCACCGACGAGGACGGCGTGCTCAAGCTGTCCCACGACCACTACCTGAAGATGTGGGCGCTCAGCGGCCCGAAGCTTCAGACGGACGTGGTGCTCCTCGATGAGGCGCAGGACACCAACGACGTCCTGTCCGCCGTCCTCCTGGACCAGGATCACGCACAGCGGATCGCGGTCGGGGACTCTGCCCAGCAGATCTACAGCTGGCGCGGCGCGAACGACGCGTTGCAGAAGTTCGTCCACCAGCTGGGCGCACCCGAGCTGACGCTCAGCCAGTCCTTCCGGTTCGGCCCGGCCATCGCCGCCGAAGCGAACCGCTGGCTCCGCGTCATCGACGCCCCTCTCCGCCTCACCGGCTACGACCAGGCCAACTCGACCGTCGGCCCCGTCAGCAGCCCGGACGCGATCCTCTGCCGCAGCAACTGCGGCGCGATGGGCATCGTGATGGAGGGCCTGGCCGCCGGGCGGAAGGTCGCGCTCGTCGGTGGGGGCGGGGACATCAAGGCCCTCGCCTGGGCGGCCGAGGCGCTCCAGTCCGGGCAGCCGACCGACCACCCCGAGCTGATGGGCTTCCCGTCCTGGGACGCGGTGTGCGAGTACGCCGAGGAGGAGGACGGCTCGCTCAAGGTGCTCGTGAAGCTGATCAACGAGCACGGCACCGGCCCGATCCTCACGGCGGCCGACGCGCTGGTCTCCGAGAACCGCGCGGAGCTCGTCGTCTCGACCGCGCACAAGGCGAAGGGCCGCGAGTGGCCCGCCGTACGAATCCACAGCGACTTCCGGCCCCGAAGCCGGACCCCAAGTCGGGGCACATCCTCCTCCCGCGCGAGGAGGGCCGCCTCGCGTATGTCGCGGTGACCCGGGCCCGCCAACGACTCGACGCCGAAGCCCTCGCCTGGGTCGACACCATCACGGCGGTGAGCGCATGAGCATCGTCGAGTGGGTCGTCATCGGCCTCGTCGCCGCCTGGGCCGCCGTGATCGCGGGCGTCGCCGCCCTGTTCCGCAACGCGTACCTCTCCCTGGCCGACAAGGACTACTTCGCCGCCGGCCTCGACCGGCTCCGTGCCGCCATCGCCACCGCGGACATCCAGACCGAGCCCGGCGGCCCGTCCGCCGACCTCATCGACTGCTGGGGCATCTGGCCCGACGCCCCCATCCACACCGGAGAGGACGACCTCCGATGACCCCGATCGACGTCCCGTGGGGACTCGCCGCCTGCCTGGGCTGCGACACGGACACATGGTTCCCCGAAGGTCGAACCAGCGCGGCGAACACCAACCGCGTAGAGGCCAAGACCACCTGCCTCCGCTGCCCGATCCGCGACGCGTGCCTGGAGTCCGCCCTCATCGAGGAGCGCGGCCTGGGGGCATCGAGCCGCCACGGGATCAGGGGCGGGAAGTCCGGCAAGCAGCGCTTCGAGTTGGCGACCCGGATCGGCGCGCCGCCGAAGCAGCAGCGCGCCTGCTGAGCACCGGGTGCGCGGACGTTGACCCGCTCCGGCCGCGCGCCCGGCCACCACCCACCAACTCCGGAAGGACGCCTGGTGACGGAGACCCCGCCCGAGTGCACGCACTGGATCGGCGCCGACCGCCGGTACTGCCGCGCGCTCGACGAGGTCCGCCGCTACCTGCCCGGCCTCCGGTGCCCCGCCCACACCCCCTCAGCCCTCAAGGGGCGGCCGGAACCGCCTCCCGGCCCCGGTTGGCCGACGGGCGCCTGGACCACCCCGTCCCCGCTGAGCGCGTCCGCGCTCTTCGACCAGCGAGCGATCGCCTCCGGCAAGCGCCGGACCGCCGCCCACACCTACCGAGCAGCACAACGAGCAGTGCACGAAAGGAAGTCATGAGCACCACGAAGCCCGCCGCAGAGGAGTCCGAGGAGCGCACGGTCCGCCCGTTCGCGGCGTTCCTCCAGGAACAGTCCGGCGGCCAACTGCACGACGAGCTGTCCACCCGCCTCCACGAGCTCATCGAGGCCGTCCGCGAGACCGGGAAGGCCGGGGCCATCGCGCTGAAGATCGACGTCAAGCCGATCGCGGGCACCGACGGCCGGACCGTCACCGTCACGGACACCGTCACCTCGAAGGTCCCGAAGACCGAGCGCCCGAAGTCGATCTTCTTCGTCGACGACACCGGCAACCTCTCCCGCACCGACCCGCGCCAGCCCGTCATCACCGGCCTCCGCGAGGTCGAGCCCGCCCCCGCCCCCACCCAGCTCAGGAGCGCCAAGTGACGCTGAACCGCTACGACGCCGCCACGCCGTCCGACCTCAACGGCACCCAGGCCGTCATCGACGTCGCCATGCGCGCCGCCCACCCCCACCAGCTCGAACCCGGCAACTTCTACACCCTCGTCACCCCGGGCGGCGGGGTCCAGAAGGTCGACCTCACCGGCCCCGAGCACACCGGCGTCCCGGCCCGGAAGAGCGGCACCACCGTGGTCCGCAACGTCGACTCCTTCCTCGCGTACTTCGACAAGCACGGCGACGAGTCCACCGAGGTGTACGCGGACGTCGAGAACCGCACCATCACCGCGGTCCTCGACGCGCACACCGCCGAGGCCGCCCGGTGGGGTGGGCACCGCCTGGAGCTCCGCCTCCGCGCAACGTCCGCGTGGACGGCCTGGATGGGCGCGAACAACGACTTGATGTCGCAGGCCCTGTTCGCCGAGTTCATCGAGGACAACCTCGTCGACCTGGTCGAGCCGGACTCCGCGACGATGCTGGAGCTCGCCCAGTCCTTCGAGGCCACGACGTCCGCCGAGTTCCAGAGCTCGCAGCGGCTCGACTCCGGGCAGCGCCGGTTCTCGTTCGTCGAGGACGTCCAGGCGAAGGCGGGCCACAAGGGCGAGATCACCATCCCGGCCACCCTGACGCTCGCGCTGCGCCCCTTCGAGGGGACCGAGCCGTACGCGGTCACCGCGCGGTTCCGGTACCGCCTCGACCGGCAGAAGGGCGAGCTCCGGCTCGGCTTCAAGATCGAGCGCCCCGAGGACACCCTCACCTCCGCCTTCAACGACATCAGGACGCTCGTCGATGACGGCATCCCCGAGGGCATCGCCGTACTGAACGGCGCCCCGTCCCGCTGACCCCCGCTCATGGTGCGGCCGGTCACCCCCGGCCGCACCCCCGCACCAACCTGAAGGCGAGCCGTGAGCACAGAGGCCGTGACGTGGGCGATGGACGACGCCCCCATGCTGCGTACCGACAAGGGTCGGCCCGACAGCACGGCTCGCCACGTCCTCCAGGTCCTCGCCGAGCACGCCCGCCCGGACGGCTCCAACAGCCACCCGTCGCACCTGCGGATTCAGTACCGCACGGGGTACGACGAGCGGACCATCCAGCGGGCTCTGCGCCGCCTGGAGACCGGTGGGCTCATCAAGAGCGATGGGTCGGTGAACGGCCGCCGCCGGTGGCGGCTCCAGCTGCACCTGCGGCGGCCGGCCTTCGACTGGGCAGAGCTGGAGGCCGAGGCGGAGGACGCGAAGAAGCAGGCGGCTGAGCGTCAGCGGAAGTCCCGGCAGAAGCGCGTCACGCCTCCCGAGTCCGTGACGGTCACGCACTCAGAGTCCGTGACAGAGCCTGGTGTCACGCACTCAGACGACGTGACGGAAGACGGTGTCACGCACTCTGCGTCCGTGAGTCACGCACTTGAAGTGCGTGATGTCACGCACTCTGCGTCCGAATGTCACGCACTCAGTGCCCCCCTAACCACCAACAACCACCAGCACAACCACCAGGAACCGTTCCCTGGTCCCGCAGACGCTTCCGCCTCGGCCGCCACACCACCCCCCGGTGACACAGAAGCCGCGCAAGACGACGTCGTCGATGTCGAGGTCCTCGAGGACCCTGCGGCCGGGCAGCCGGAGCCGGTCACCGCCCAGACGATCGTCGGCGAGTGGCTGGAGCGCACTCCGAAGCGCCCGCCCAGCTCCGTCATCGGCCAGGTCTCCAAGCACATCCGTGTGCTCCTCGAAGAGGACCGAATCGACCCGGACGACATCCGGCGCGGCATCGCCCACTGGATGACCAAGGGCCTCCACCCCTCGACGCTGCCGTCCGTCGTGAACCAGGTGATGAACGCCGCCAGCGTCCCGGCCGCCCGCCGGGCGCCCAGCAACTCGCTCTTCGACGAGACGACCGGCACCACCGTCTTCGACCGCGCCCGCGCCCGCCTCGCCGCCCGCACCACCCAGGAAGGACAGGACCAGTGACCCAGGACGAAGCCATCCTGCTGCTCGAATACGTCGCCGCTGCCTGCCCCGCCCAGCGCATCAGCGAGTTCACCCCCGACGTCTGGGGCGAACTCTTCGCCCCCTACAGCCTTACCGAGGCCCGCGCCGCCGTCATCACCGTCGCCGCCCGCCAGCCCTTCGTCGCCCCCGCCGACGTCATCACCGAGATCAAGGCCCGCCGCGAGGAGCGCATCGAGCTGGCGCACGTCGTCTACGACGGTGACCCCGACGAGACCGGCGCCCAGTCCGCCGCCGCCCGCCGCGCCCTCATTCGCGCCGCCGCCGACGGCCACCTCCCACCCCGCACCCCCGCCGCCGCCCTCGGCACCGCCGACCGCCTCGCCCTCCCGCCCGGCGAACCCGGCCCGTACACCAACCGCATCGCCGCCGCCCGCTCCGCCGTCGGCCAGGCCGTCCCCACCGCCCGCGAAGGCGTCGTCAACCCCCGCGCCATCCCCTGCCGCGCCTGCCAGGCCCTCCCCGGGGCCAGCTGCACCGTCCGCGGTCGCCGGATGCGCGACGTCCACCCCGCCCGCCTCGACGACGCCCGCCGCCAGGCCGCCGGCCTCCCCCCGATCGATCCCGACGAGGCTCGCGCCGCCGAAGACCGCATCCGCGCCGCCTCGGCCGCCCTCGCCGCCCAGGCCGTCACCACCGAGGAGTCCACCTGATGCGCACCACCCGCTTCCCCCAGCTCGCCGTCCGCTGCTCCTGGTGCTCAGCCCCACAGGGCCAGCTCTGCACCAACCCGGCCACCGGCCGCGAGCAACGCCGAGGCACCCACGACGCCCGCCGCATCACCTGGGTCATCCAGACCACCACCTGCCCCGTCTGCGCCGCCGCCCCCGGCCACGCCTGCTTCACCACCCCCGTCGCCGTACGCATCCCGCTCGCCGCACCGCACCCCGAGCGCATCACCGAGGCCGACACCACCCACACCGCCACCCACAGGATCCCGCCATGGCCCCACCAGCCACCCACTGCACCGACTGCCACCGCCCGATCCGGTGGACCCGCACCGAAGCCGGCCGGAACCTCGCCGTCGATCCCGACCCAGACCCGACCGGCAACGCCGCCGTCTGGCGCGACGGCACCGGTGTCCTCCGGTCCCGCCGCCCGACCGCCGACCTCCCCCTGACCGGCTGGGAACGCCTCCACCTCCCCCACATCGCGACCTGCCCCGCCCGCCAGGAACAGACCGCCCTCCCCATCGGAGTCACCCGACTCTCCGACCACCGACGGAAGAAGAACCGATGACCGACCAGACCATCCCGCCGCCGGACGACGAGTTCATGGAGCACGAGCGCGCCGTCGGCCAGGCCGTCCTCCTCGGCTATGCGCGGAAGTGGTCCGCGGTGGGCGCCAAGGTCCGCGCCGAGTACCGCTACTGCGGCGCGAGCATCGACGCCACCACCGAAAAGGGCTTCGTCTGCTCCCGTCGCATCGGCCACGACGGGAAGTGCTCGCCCCGCCCCGACGAGAACGACGACCAGGCTGCCCGCGCCGCCATCGCCCCGCTCGAAGCCGCCATCCGCAAGGCCAAGGCCCAGGAGCACGCGAAGATCCGGGCCCAGGCGCTGCGAGACGGAGGCGACCGCATCGCCGAGCTGCTCCGCGAGACCCCCGAGTACGGGCAGTGGGTCAAGGCCCAGCTGCACCGCATGGCCGACGAGGCGCAACAGCCCGAATGATCATCGTCGCCTTCGTGGCCCTCGTCGCGATCACCACCGGCCTCATCACCGGCACCTGGACCAACCTCCCCAACCTCAAGATCACCAAGCGATAAGTACCCACCGCGTGAACCGGTTCCGATCCGGTTCGCGCGCAGGGAGAAACGAGAGATCCATGGCACTGCCCACCATGACCGGCGTCGGCCGGCTCACCGCGGACCCCGAGCTCCGCTTCACCCCCTCGTCGAAGGCCGTCGCCTCGATCCCGCTCGCGTTCAACTCGCGCCGGCTGAACCGCCAGACCCAGGAGTGGGAGGACGGGGACGTCCTGTACGTCCGGGGGACGGCGTGGGAGCGCCTGGCGGAGAACGCCGCCGAGACCCTGGAGCGCGGCATGGAGGTGATCGTCACGGGGGAGCTCCGGACGGAGAGCTGGGAGAAGGACGGTCAGAAGCACGAGCGGACCGCCCTGCTGATCCGCTCCATCGCCCCGTCGCTGGCGTTCGCCACGGCCAAGGTCACCAAGATCACGTCCGGGCAGAACGGCGGGCAGGGAGGCGGACAGCCGCGCGGACAGGCCCAGCAGTCCCGCCCGACCCAGCCCCCGGCCGACGACCCCTGGGCCACGGGCTCCAACGAGCCCCCGTTCTGATGGCCGCCCTTCTCCGCCTCCCCGGCGGCGCATCCGAGGCCTCCGAAATCGTCGAAGCCCTCCTCGTCGCCGCCAGCACCCGCGACGCCACCGCGCCGGGGCTCGCCGCCCGCTGGCGTCAGATCGCCGACGACATCGGTGACGCCCTCGACCAACTGCCCGTACCAAAAACCACCCAGGAGACCACCTGATGCGCATCTTCTACGACACCGAGTTCCTCGACGACGGCCGGACCATCGACCTGATCAGCATCGGCATGGTTGCCGAGGACGGCCGCGAGCTCTACGCCGTCAGCAGCCAGTTCGACCAGGGCGCCGTCCGCCGGCACGGCTGGCTCATGGCCAACGTCTGGCCCAGCCTGCCGGTCCTGAAGAACCCGCTCGGGCAGCGCGGCATGGACCGGATCGACGTCACCGCCCCCGACGTCCACCCCCGCGCCCAGATCGCCCGCATGGTCCAGCGGTTCATCCTGGAGACCCCGGACCCGCAGCTCTGGGCCTACTACGCCGCGTACGACCACGTCGCCATGGCCCAGCTCTGGGGGCCGATGTCCAACCTGCCGCACGGCATCCCGATGCAGACCGACGACCTCGTGACCGAGGCCAAGCGCCTCGGCCTCGCCCCGGCAGACCTGCCGCAGCAGCAGGCCGGTCACCACAACGCCATCGCCGACGCCCGCCACAACCTCGTCATGGCGAAGTACCTCGACAGCGTCGCCCGCAGCCGCTGATGGATGACCCGCTGATCGTCCGCCTGTACCTCGGCCTCCCGAGACGTCTACGCAACGCGCTCGACAGGTTCCTCGGCATCCGCCGCTGACACACCCGTACGACCGGACTTGGGGCCCTACCGAGAGGGCCCGCCCCCGGCCCGCCGCCAGGAGCACCCACCATGTTCGGACTCACCACCATCCGCCGCCTCCGCGCCGCCCAGCACAAGACCATCAGCCTTCAGGCACAGCTCGGTCTTCTCCAAGGCTTCCGCCAGGGCGACGAAGCCGCCCGCCGCCGCGCCGAGCAGGACTTCCGCGACGAAGTCGACGCTCACCTCACCACCATCCGCGCCGCCCTCGCCGCCGAGCAGACCGCCACCGAGCCGCGCCCCATCCAGCACCCCGACGAACTCTGGTCCCTCATCGACTGGACCCTCTGGGGCTCCGGCATGGGCGACACCTTCCGCGAGCGCCTCGCCGATACCTTCCTTCAGGCCATCACCCCCGAGGACCACGCGCAGGCCCTCGAACTCATTCGGTGGTGGACGGAGGACCGCGGGCGTGAGCCGCTCGGCCGCCGCCGGTACGAGGACCTGACCCGGCGCCTGGACCGGGCCCTCGACAACGTGGTCCGGTGGCGCAAGGTCGCCCACGACGAGCGCCGCACCACCGCCTCGCTCGCCGAGCAGCTGCTCACCGCCACCAGCGGCCAGTCCACCGCCGCCCGCCAAGCCCTCGGCCTCCCCGAGGACGGCCCGTGGCAGCGCGCGGTCGACGGCCTCAACGCCCTCGTCGACGCCGGTGTGCCGTTCCACATCGAACCCGACGGCCACATCGCCAACAGCGCAGGCGACCAGCACATCGAATGGGACCGTACGACCGGCCGCTGGCGCCTCGTCCACGACGACGAGACCTCCGTCACCACCACCGTCGACGAGGTGCTCACGGCCAACGTCAAGGCTGCCGCCGATGGCTGACCTGACCCCCGAGCGGCTCTCCGAGATCCGCGGCCTCGGCCCAGCGTCCGACCCGATCGACTGCTGGACCGCCGTCCAGGACCTGCTGCGCGACCGCGAGCAGCTGGTCCGCGCGAACGCCGCGGCCGCCGAGGAGCTCGCGACGTGGACGGGGGCACTCCGATGAGGATGAGCCACTGGGACGGCCCTCTCCGCTGCCCCATCGCCGACTGCCCGACCGAGGCCGACGAGATCGACCTCTACGACCATCTCGCCGACGAGCACGAACGCAGCGAGCTGGTCACCCGGCTCGTCGACCTCGCCCCTGACCTGCCGTACCACCGGTCCGTCGAGTGCGAAAAGTGCGGCACGTACGGCGCCCGGCCCGGCGATCACCCGCTCTGCGCCGACTGCGAGGCCGAGGAGCTCGGCCCTTGAGCGACACCTGCGGGTGTGTAACCGGCCGCTCCTCGACCCCGAGTCGAGGGCGGCCGGCATCGGCCCCACCTGCGCCCGCAAGTTCAACGGCGGTCACGGCACCGCCGGATCCCACCAACTCACCTTCGAGGAACCCATGAACGACCCGAAGCCCACCGGCCGCTGCGGCAACGACCCGCGCACCGTACTCAGCCCCGGCGACCAGGCCGCCGTCGACGAGTTCAAGGAGTACCTCGCCGAGAAGGCCGGGCGGACCGGGCGGAGGCCGCGATCAAGCGCACCGTGGACGCGATGCGCGCGTACGTCGTCGCCTCCGGCAGCGCCGGCGTCAACCCGAACCAGGTGATCAACCTGCTCTCCCCGACCTGGCCCAACGGCAACCACGAAGCGCCCGCCCCGGGGGCACCGGAGGCGACGTCGTGACGCAGCCCGCTCGCATTCAGCGTCGCCGTACCGCAGGCTGGCGCGCATCCGAAGGCGCCGTCTACGTCGGACGCGGCAGCCGCTACGGCAACCCGTACCGGCTCGGCACGACCCAGATCCGTACGCCCGGCATCGACGGTTCCGGCTGGCAGCACGAAGGCCGCCTCGGCAAGACCTCCGGGGACCGCCACGCCTTCGTCCACCCCGACCAGACCGTCACCTGGCACCTCGTCCAGGACGCTACCCCGCAGCAGGTGATCGAGCTGTACCGCCGCTGGCTCGCCGAGCGACCCGCTCTGCTGGAGGCCGTCCGCGAGCAGCTCGCGGGCCGAGACCTCTTGTGCTGGTGTCCGCTCCCTGCCGAGGGCGAGCCGGACTACTGCCACGCCGCCGTCCTGCTCACCCTCGCGAACACCTGAGCATGCAGCAGGGGCGCATCCACCGTCCGCCAAGACCGGATGCGCCCCCAGGTGATCACCAGGCTACGCCCCACCGCACCCCGGAGCGCCCGATGACCACCACCCACACCACCGCCTCCACCGAGCGCAACCTTTTCACCATCGCCCACCACTGGCGCGACCTCCGCGACGCCCTGGCCGCCCGCGGCACCACCTGGCCCCCACCATGGGCATCGGCATCATCAGCCGCCACGACCAGGACGCCGAGCAGGCCGAGGCCGCCACCTGGCGGGCCGAAGCCCTCCGCGCCCTCGAACGCTCGCCGGACCAGCCCGGGTGGACCGCCGCGCCCCTCCGCCTCGACGTCCTCGACACCATGGTCACCGTCGAGGCCGGCCTCCTGGAGCTCGCCGACCAGATCGCGGCCGCCGTCCAGCACGCCCCGATCACCCCGGCCCCGCCGCGCCGGTCGTGGCCGGACGACCCGCGCGCCCGCCGTACGGCCCAGGCCGACGACGTCCGCCGCAACCAGCTGGCGCTCCGCGAGTCGAAGAACCCGCGTCGGTGGCGGTACACCGGCACCCAACGCACCGCCCCGCTCGCCGCCCTCTGGCTCCTCGCCCGAACCCAGGGCGTACGGGGCCCGTGGCGGCCGCTCACCTACGCCGAGCAGCACCGCATCGACACCGTCGCCCGTACCTCGGCCGGTCTCGTCGAGCGGGCCCTCGACGTCGGTGACGGCCGCGCACGCCTCGCCGCGGTCTGTCCGGTCTGCTCCGGCCCCCTCGACATGCACGGCGGGGCAGGGACGGACCCGCTTGTCCGATGCACACGCTGCGGTAAAACGTGGGCGCCAGCCGAACAACCTCAATGAAGGAGCCGATCGTGCCCGCCAGTCGCTCTGGGCGGGCACGATCAGCCATCAGGCGTTGTGGCGAGGAACCCGAAGTGCTACGGGCTCGTCCTGCCCGTCCCACACCACCTTGATCATGGCCGGAACGTGGTGGGCCAAATCTCCCATCATCATGAACCGGTGCCGCTCGTTCTCACCCAGGGCCAGATCCGTCGGCCAAGTCGTCATCGCTGGGTACTCCTCCGCCGTCCGGATGTTATGAGCACGGGCAGCCCCGTGGTTGGTCAGGAAGAAGACGCTTCCGCTCTGGTACTCAACACGCAGGTCGACCCGAGGCCGACTGGCCTCTTGCTCAGCAGCCCACCGCTCTTCGGCCTCCCTGCGCTGGTCTGCCAGCGTCGCCTCGGCAACCGCCGTCGACCGCTCAGCAGCGATCCGGGACAGCTTGGCCTCCTTCACGGACTCCTCAGCGGCGTTCGCCGAGCGCCGTCCGTCCTTCTGTGCCCGGATGCTGATCCACAGGGCTATTGCTGCCAGTACGAAGGCTGCCCACGCGGGCGCGTCTCCCCACTCCCACGATGCGGCCCACGACCGAGCGTCTCGCCAGTTCATGGCCGGACCGTACTCTGTCGGTCAACTTGGCACACCTCGATCGCCAAACGGAAGCTCCCGTTCACACCACAGAATCGAGCGGCTCCGGCAAACTCGCCTCATGGACGCAGGACTTGCCGCAGTGATCGCAGGGGCCTCCGGTGCTGGGGGTGCGGCTCTCGCCGCCCTCGCCACCAGTCTCGGCCTAGTGCGGCAGGCCAAGGTCCAGGGAGACCAAGCCCACCGGCAGTGGCTTCGGAATCACCAGCAGCAGTCGTACGAAGACCTCATAGTCACAGTCGATCGCGTGCATCACGTCTGTCGGGACGCTATGAAGGCAGTGCGAAACGAGCCCCCCGGCACTGATGCACACCAGGCAACCTTCGCACTGCTCGAAGACCTTCGCACACAGGGCAGAAGCCTCCAGGGTGTCGTGCAGCGCGTGGCACTTCTCTCAGATCAGGAGACAAGCACCCTCGCCTTGGTGCTGTGTCAGCGCGTGCTCAACATCGTCGAGGCATCACTCGACATCGCAGCTGAGATGCGTCACGGACAACCACTCTCGGAGGAGCGGTTGACGCAGGCGGAGGAGGAGGCTGCGGAGGCGCGGGGACAATTTCTTGAACGGGCACGCAGCATGCTGCAACAAGCTTGATCAGGCCGCATCCCACTGATGAGCGCGGCCGCCCCGCCACTCCACCCACGCCGGATCGTCGAGCAGGAGGTCCGGGTCGAGGAGGCCCGCATCGGCGAGGAACACGACCAGGTCGTGGTCGGAATGGGCCAGGCCGAGGATCTGCCCGCGCACGGTGACGCGCCGACCACCGGTGGGTGACGGCCGGTGCACGACGATCGGTGCGTGCTCCATCCCTCCAGGGTGCTCCGCCTTGGCGATCACGGCAGCCCGAGGGCGGTGTCGGGGCGGCAGATCGGGCAGGCGAGACCGGGGTCTGCGTCGAGTAGGCGCCTGGCCTCGTCCGCCGAGATGACGCGGGCCCGGTAGCCCGACACTGGGATACAGCCGCCCTGATGCACGGTGGCCGGGCGCCCGTCTCGACCCATGAGGGTTTCCGCAATCCAGGCGGGGGGCGGGCGCCGTCGGCGGCGGGCTTCTTCCTCTTCCTTCGCGAGTTGCTGCTCCCGGGTGCGGATCCAGTCACGGGTGCGGGCGAGGTCGCGCTCCTGGACGCGTTCCAGGAAGCGGAGCTGCACGAGGTACGGATCCCCCTCCCGTTCGCTCATACGTTCGATTCTACGACCGCGGGGGAGCCTGTCCACCCTCAGGACGAGCCGCCAGGTCGGTCCGCCGCCCCTGCCTCGACTTCCGGCTCGCGAAGTACGGCCGCGCCGCCCGGTAATCCACCGCGCTCGACCGCCCGATCCGGACAACCTTCGGGAACCCCTCGTCCGCCTTGGCCAGCTGCGAAATCCGCTGATGAGTGATCTTCTCCACCACCCCGTCAGCCACCAGCCGCCGGGCCAACTCCCTGAACGACAGCATCTCGGGCCCTCCCTCATCCTGCTCGGCCACAGGGCACCATCCTCCATGACCTCATTGCCATATGGCAAGGAAGTCAGTACGGTCGTACTCGCCAACACAACGGCCCCGGGCAGAGCTGCGAACCTCCGCCCGGGGCCAGCCATCCCCCTGTGTCACCAGGAGGTATGACCGTGCCCGACCCTACCCAGCTCTCCCAGCTTGACGAAGCCCTCCGCCAGGCCCGCGTCATCGAGGAGGCCGGCGACCTCCGCCAGCTCCTCACCCGCATCGCCGACCGGTTCACCCAGAACCTCCCCGACCAGCAGATGCGCGAAGTCAACCGGCTCGCCTACGCCCGGCAGTACGCCGAGGCCGAACACGGCTACGGCACCGAGATGGCGGGCGCCGTCGAGCGGGCCCTCCTCCGGCAGATGCCGCAGATCGACGACCGGCCCATCACCCGCGGCGAGTACGCACTCCTCCTTCGCAACGCCGCCGGACACCCGACCCGCGCCGAGCGCGTCGCGGAGCTCCAGGCCGGAGCCGCCGCCGACTACGCGTCCCGGCCTGCCCGTGCGGCCGACGCCCGCACCGCGCTGGCCCTCGCCCGCGCCCACGGCAACGCCGCCGCGTCCGCCCGCTGACCTCGTACCGGCCGGACGCTGGTGCGCCCGGCCGGCCCACGCTCCCGGAGGAGCACGTGCCCACCCACCCGCTCATCACCTGGGCGGTCGACCACCCCTGGCCGACCGCCGGGATCACCGCGGCCGCCCTCGCCGCTCTCGGCGCCGCTCTGTGGGCCACCGTCCGTACTGCCCGCGCCATCGCCTGGCCGCCCGGGCCCGTCCTCGTAGCAGGAGCCGGAGCCCTCGTGTGCACCGGTTTCGGCGCCGACACCTCCTGGCGGTTCGCCAGGGACGGCCTCGGCATGACCGACACCACCGAACGCGCCGTCCTCTTCGCCGCCGGGGAGATCGCCCTGTTCGCCTGCGCCGTCATGGCCCGCGCGAGCAAGACAGCCACCGCGACCGACCAAGCGGCCGGCACCACCGGCGTCCCCGGCATCCTCGTCTGGGCCATCACCGGTGCCCTCGTCGTACCCTGCTACGCCACCTCCGGCATCGTCGGCGGAACGATCCGCGCCTTCTTCGGCCCCGTCTGCGCAGCACTGCTCTGGCACCTCGCCATGGGCCTGGAGATCCGCGTCGCCCGCCCCGAGGCCCTGTCCACCGGGCTGCCCGCCGTCATCGGCCGGGAGCTGCGCGAGCGCCTCCTGTCCCGCTTCGGCCTGGCAAACCGGGACCGTACCGCGGAGCAGATCACCCGCGACCGCGCCGTCGACCGCGCCGTCCACCTGGCGGCCGTCCTGGAGCTGCACCCCGACGGGGCCCTCTCCGGGTACCGGCGCCGCCGCCTGGCCGCCGCCGTCGCCCGCTCCGGCGCCGGCACGAACAGCGAGCAGCGCCACCGGCTGCTCCAGCAGCTCGCCGCACGCCGTACCTCCGGCCAGCTCGCGACCGTACCCCTCGCCTCACCCTGGGCGGGTACACCCGTACCCGACGAGGCGTACCCGCGTACCCCGCTCGGCGTCACCGGGGCCCAGCTCCGCACCATGGACCCGCTCGCCGCCGTCCGCCTCGTCCGCGCCGCACACCCCGAGGACTCTCCGGCCGAGGTCGCTGCCCTGTGCACCGGGTACGGCGTACCCGTCTCCGAGACGCAGGTACGCATCGCACTCCGCGCCGGGAACCAGGTCGCCGCCGCACCCGCTGCCCCCGGCCCGTACTCACGTCGGAGCCGGAACCTGTACCCGGCGCTGGCCTGCGGCTCGACGTCCAAAGTACGGCGCTGGTGCACCCCGAGGTACAGAGCCGCGTACCCGTACTCGCCGCCGCCGGGACGCGCACCCGCCAGGTCCACGCCCGCGTCCCCGCCGACGACCAGACCGAGCCGCAGCACACGGCCGTACCCGACGCCGCGCACCCCGTACCCGCCGTACCCGAGTACCCCGTACCTGATGACGAGGACGTACCCGAGGGCGACCGGGACGTACCCGACCCCGACCCACTCATCGAGCAGGCCCGTACCGAGTACGGCACCGCCGTACCCAGCTACCGCGCCCTGAAGACCCGCTACGGCATCGGCCAGGCCCGCGCCCAGCGCATCCGCGACGCCCTCGGAGGCACCACGTGACCACCCCCACGCCGCCGATCATCCCGACGCGGATCATCCCCGGGGGAGCACCGCTTCCCGCCGGGCCCCCGCCCCCCGGAGCCGTCCCTCCGTGGCGCACCCCGGCGGCCCCCGCCGCAGCTGCACCGCCGCCCCCGGTCCCGCCCGCGCCGCCCGCCGTCACGCCGCCGGCCCCGCCACCGCCGCCGCAGATCCACGTCCACGTCGTGGCCGCTCCGTACTTCGAGCCGATCGAGCCCGAGCCCACCCGCTGGGAACGGCTCTGGGCCTGGATCACCTCGCTCGGCCGCCCCTGGAAGCTGATCCTCGCGCTCCTGGCCGCCGTCCTCCCCGTCCCCGCCCTCGGCCACTCCGCCGCCTCCACCTGGGCCTACATCGTCGGCAAGGCCCGCGCCGAGTGGGGCGCCCCCTACGGCTACGCCCTCGCGGGCCTCGCCCTCGGCTGGGTTGTGCTGCGCACCGTCCGCCACGGCGGCACCCTGCTCCGCATCTGGGCCGGAGTCGTCACCCTCATCGGCCTGATCGCCTCCATCAACCTCTTCGACATCGTCACGCTGCTCACTGGAGTCACCCGATGAACGCCGCCACCGGCCTCAGCCTCGCCGGAGTCGCCGCCGCCCTCGCCATCCTCTGGGCCAATCTCAAGCCCTGGTGGAAGGGCGGCCGCGACCCCAAGGCGCTCATCCCGTACGGCTCCGGATGGCTCCTCGGCTCCCTCGCCACCGTCTGCGCCGGCGGCGCGCTCGGCTGGGGCGCCGCCGGAATCACCGGGCTCCTGTCGAAGGGCTCCGACACCGCCGTCGGCAGCCTCGTAGGCACCGGAGCCTCCGCCCTCGCCTCACGCCGCATGGGCACCCTCGACCCTGCGGGCGGCATCGTCGTCTGCTTCGTCCTCGTCGCCGTGCTCCTCCTCTTCAAGTCGTCCAGCACCAAGGACAAGCGCCGCATCATCGGCGGCATCATCACCGGCGCCGTCCTCGGCTTCCTCCCCGGCATCGCCGCCCACCTGGAATTCCTCCCCGACACCGCGAACGCGATCGGCGCGTGGGGCGAGTCCCTCGGCAACCGGGGCGCGGCATGAAGCGGGCCGCGGCCGTCTGGGCCGCACGCACCGCAACCGCGCAGCGCCTGACCGCCGGCAGCAGCGTCATCGTCGGCCGGATCACCAATCGCACCACCGCGTGGATCCGCGCCGGGCGCCGCGACGACCTCACCGGCCTGGCCGCCACCCTCGGCTGCATCCTCCGCGCCCTCCTCGTCGCCGCCGGGGCCTACCTGCTGTGGCGGGTCATCCGCGCCGCACCCGCACTCCTGTGGGCCCTCGTCCCCGCATGGTGCTGGGCCGCCCTCCGCGCCGCCCGCCGCACCCCCACCGAACACGCCCACGACCAGGCCCCGGAGGAGCCCGAGCCGGACCCCCGCGACACGGTCCTCCAGCTGCTCTACGAGGCCCTCGGAGACCGCCCCTCCATGTACCTCTCCGACCTCCTGACGCACCTCCAGGAGAAGGGCCACGGGAAGGGCTGGCGGGTGGCCGACCTGCGGGCCCGCCTGGAGGCCCTCGGCATCCCCGTGGAGCAGCGGCTCCGAACCGGCGGCCGCGGCGCCAGCCGGGGCATCGTCCGGGACCAGCTTCCACCCCTCCCCGACCGCGCCCCGCAGGACGCACCCCGCACCCCGTCTACTGCGGTCTGACCTGCACATCTACCACCCCGTCTACCGCGATCTACCCACCCCGCCTACCGCCCATCTACCACCAGGAGCACTGGCACTGGAGAAGACCATCAGGCTCGAGGCGCTGCGCCGCCGCAACGAGCAGACCAAGGCAGCCCAGAAGACCCCCGAGGCGGCCTCCACCACCCAGCAGAAGAAGGGACGATGACGACCATGACCATCATCACCGGCCTCGCCACCCGCGAGGGCACAGCCGAGGACAACGCGGACGCGGCGAAGGTGTACGTCCTCGCGGACGGAACCGTCGGCGCCGCCGTGATCGACGGCATCGGCCACGGTCCGCACACCTCGCGCACAGCGCCGCTCCTCGCCGAGACTGCGGCCCGCGTCGCCGCCCGGCGCGGCCCGCTCGGCGGACTCCTCGCGGCCTCCGAGCTGATCGCGGACGAGGGCGCCGACGGCGAGGAAGCCGACGCGGTCGCAGTCGCCGTACGCGTACGCCCCGACGACGACATCGCCACCGTCACGTGGACCGGCGACTCCCGCGCCTACGGCTGGAACGGAGAGCGCCTGGAGCTGTACACCGACGACCACACGGTTGGGAAGCAGCTCCGGGCCAACGGCGTCTCGCTGGATATCGCCCGGGGCCACGACAACTGGCTCCGGACATCGCTCGCCCGCGCGACGATCGGCACCGTCTACACAGCGGGCATCCGCGACGAGCTGATCATCCTCACCTCGGACGGCGTCCACGACCAGATGCCCGCCGACACCCTGGAAGACCTCGTGCGCAAGCACCAAGGCGCCCCACAGGCTCTCGCCAACGCACTGGTCGCTGCTGCCCAGCCCGACGAGGACGGCTACCGGGACGACGCGACCGCTGTCGTCGTCTCCGTGGCTGGCCTGCCCACCGCACCCGAGAAGGAAGAGCCCATGAGCGAGCGCGTGAACGTCAAGGTCCTGCTGCTGGTCGGCGGGGAGGCGGAGGTGGTGGCGGACGCGCCAGATGCGGATGTGCCGGCCCGGTACGCGGCGTCGCTGATCGCGGAGGAGGTCGGTGTGCCGGCTTCGGAGCTCCCGGGGATGCGACTGTCGGCGGTGGTCGGTGCTGATGACCGGCTGTCGGGTTGGCGGCGGAGGTAGCTGACGGGGAACGGCCCCAGCCTGTGGTCAGGTTGGGGCCGTTTCTTCACCCAAGAATGTTGCAAAACAATGGCGTTCAGTGTCATACTGAAGCCACAAGGGAACGGGCCGCGAACCCGAACCCACCACCCAACCGAAAGGTGAAGAAGATGTCCGACCACGAAGACCAGATGATGGGGGCGGCGGCTCACCGCCTGACCACCGTCTACGGCGGGCTCGTCGCCTGCTGCGCACAGCTCCCGCTGCCGATCTCCCTGCCGACCGGACTGGTCAGCAACCTGGAGATGGTCCCGGCGGTCCGCCGGATCGAGCAGCTGGCGGATGAGCAGCCGATGCCGGAGGACCAGCAGGCGGCGCTGTACACCGGCGCGGTCCTGTGGCTGGCCGCAGTCGACCTCTACAGCCTCTTGATCGAGGAGGACTACGTCGAGGCGCGGGCGGCCGGGCTCCTGGGCGTCCTGATGGTCGCGCGTGACGCGATCAACGACCTGGGGACCTGGCTCCTGGAGCAGCCCAGCTAGCGGCACCCGGAAGGGTCCCGGCAGCCAGCCGGGACCCTTCCTCTTCCCCTGCTCCGAAGTGTTGCAAAACAATGGAACTACATGCCATACTTAAGCCACAGGGAAGGGGCCGCGAACCCCGACCCAACACCCACAACGGAAGGGACGGACGATGTCCGACTTCGAAGAGCGGGCGATGCGCAAGATCGCCGCACACATGAGCGTGACCTACAGCAACCTGGTCACGGTCTGCCTCAACCTCCCCCTCCCGGTGACCCTGCCGACCGGCGAGGTATCCAACCTGGAGACGGTCCCGGCCGTGCGGCGCCTGATGACACTGACCCTCGACCAGCCGATGCCTGAGGAGATGAAGGCGCACCTGTTCGCGGTCGCCGCCTTCTGGCTGGGCGCGATGGACTGCTACGGCCTCCTCTTCCGCGAGGAGGTATGGGAGGTCTCCCGGGCCCACTCGGCCGCCGCGAACCTCTTGATGGCTGATGGCCACCTGGAGGACCTGGCGGCCTGGCTGGGCGATCAGGAGTAGCCAGCACGACGAGGCCCCCCGGCTGGCTGCCGGGGGGCCTCCCCATTTTCCCACCCAAGAGCGTTGCAAAATAATGGAGTTAGGTGTCATACTGGAGACACAAGGAAGGGGCCGCGAACCCCGACCGCCACCCAACCGAAAGGACGGACAATGTCCGACTTCGAAGACGAGACCAAGAGCCACCTCTCCGGCCTCATCGCCCACGCGTACAGCGACCTCATCGTCATCTGCGCGGGCCTCCCGATCTCCATCACCCTCCCCGCCCCCAGCGGCAAGGAGATCGTCCTCTCCGACGCGATCCCCGCCGTCCGCCGAGCGATGCTCCTGATCGAGGAGCAGCCGCTCCCCGAGGCCCCGAAGGACGTCTTCGTCGCCGCCTGCTGCTACTGGCTCGCGGCCGTCGACATCTTCACCCTGCTGGTGGTGAACGGCTTTCACACCTCCCGGGCACTCAGCGCCGCGACCGTCCTCAACGACGCGGACGAGAAGCTGAAGGAGATCAGCACCTGGCTGGCTGACCGCTGGCTGGAGGAGAACGACAGCTAGCCCCCGAGGCCCCCGGCAGCCAGCCGGGGGCCTTCCCGTTCACCCGACCAGTGGCGTTGCAAAACAGTGGCGTTAATGTCATACTGGAGACACAAGGAAGGGGCCGCGAACCCCAACCACCACCCACCACAGGAAGGCGGACCACATGTCCGACCGCCAGGAAGCCCGCACCGACGACCTGATGCGGCGCCTCGCCCACTTCGCCCACGGCATCGACCTCACCATGGCCGCCCTGCCCATCCCGATCGCCCTGCCGAAGGGCCAGATCAGCCTCATCGGCGACTACCTCCCCGCCATCATCCGGGCGTACGAGATCGTCGACGAGCAGCCCCTCCCCGAGGTGCAGCAGGCCACCGCCGTAACCGCGCTGCTCCACTGGATCACCGCCGCCGAGCTCACCCTCGGCTACGCGATCTCCGGAGCTGAACACCGGGCCGACGGAGCGGTCCTGAACTGCATGCTCGGCGAGCAGATCCTCGCAGACCTACTGGAAGCCCTGATCGACCCCGAAGGCACCGAGCCCCCGCAGGACTGACCACCCCCGCCGCCCCGGCACCCAGCCGGGGCGGCACCCCGACCGCCCCCAGAAACGACAAAGACCGGCAGGCCCGAGCCGAAGCCCAGACACCCCCGAAGGGGTGCTCGCGAAAACCTGCCGGTCACACCCAGCCAGAAAGGCCGGACCACCATGGTAGCCACCCCGCCCGCCGAGGGAGAAACCCTCCGCGAGATTGCCGCCCGCTACGGCCGCTCCCGCGCCACCATCGCGAACGTGTGGTCGCAGCACCCGGACTGGCCCGCTCACACGGGCAAGCGCGGGCGCGCGTACATCTACGACCCGGCCGAGGTCGACAAGGTCGTCGAGAGGCACTTCGTGCGGCCCCTGAACTTCGAGCCGCGCCGCCTCTACACCGCCCGTCAGATCGCCGAGCTCGCGGGCATCACGGCCGGAACGATCCGCGCCGACGTCTCCAAGGGCCGGTGGCCGGCCCCCGACGACACCGACGGGCCGGCCAACCGGTGGCGCGGAGCCACCGTCACCGCCGCCCTCGCAGGTCGCCAGGTCTACCGGCGGAGGTGAGAACGGTTCGGGAGGGCACCATCATCCCCGAATCGTATTGCTATGCCATACGGCCTAGGCCGGGTACCCTCACTGTCAGTGGGGTGACATATTCTCACTCCCGGAAAAATGCAGAGGCCCCAACCCCTGCCAGGGTTGGGACCTCCGTTGCAGTTCACGAGCCCGGTCGCTGTCTTGGAGACCGGGCTCGCTGCGTGTGCAGGTGGCCCCGTCGCGCCGGAGGTCGTGCGTGAACGCTCGGTGATGCCGAACGACTGCTACTTCACGAGAGCGATGATCGCCAACAGGACGCTTGCCACGGCCACCCAGAACTGCGCATGTTCAGCGCTCGTCCATTTCGGGCCGGGCTTTTCCAGCTCGGAACTCACTCTCACCTCCCATTCATCCGACCGGCACCCGTGCGGCACCGGAAGCTAAGAACCCAGGCCCATAGGACGCGAGTTCAGGGATTCCTGAGAGGCATGAGGGAGTTTACGCGGTTCGCGTGACTCGCAGTAGCCCCTGCCCTGCCGAGAGCACCCCCCCTCGTTGACCAGCGGATATGCAGCTTCCCTGTTGGCCCCGCTCTTCGATTCGTCGACCCCACCGGGGAACCACCCCCCGAGGATCCCGGCGTCTTCGCCAAGATCTGTGCAGGGCATTGAAGCATCGCCGCTTGCGTGTCCGCGACGAATGACGCATCCTGTCCGCAAGTCCGGCGTGCCCGGACATAAGGGCCCGCCACTGTGTGGGCCTTCGTGTTTCCTCCACGCGATGACCACCGGTCCGCCATGCTGGTCCCTCGATCGCACCTGTCCTGGGGGAACCATGCGCACCCGCACCACCGCGGCCGCCGTTACCGGCGCCGCTCTCCTGCTTGGCCTCGTCGCCTGCTCAAGCGAACCCGACGATCCCGGCCTCACCGCCGAGACGATGGTCGACCAGATGTCCGACCTCTATCCGCTGCCCAACGCCCGTGACAACACTGGCTCCTGCAACGACGGCAAGGGCCACAAGGACTCGTGCGAGCAGCTCATCACCACCGACCCGGTGTCGGTGTACGAGCTGAACAGCGAAGCGTCCGCAGCGAAGTGGGCCAAGCAGCTGGACGGCGTGAACAAGAACACCGCCGTCCAAGCCGGCCGCTTCACGCTCGTCTGGAAGGCCGAGTACCCGTCCGACCAGGACGCGATGGACGAGATGACCGCGAAGGCGAAGGAGCTCGCCGCCGCAGAGAAGTAGCCCCCCGTTGGGACCGGCCGCCTGCTCTAGCGGCCGGGGCCTCGGCACGTCCAGGGGGTGACCGATGGCCAAGGCCAACCCGGTCACCGACCAGGAACGTGAAACCGTCCGCCAGCTGCACGCCGAAGGCCTCGGCCGCAACGCCATCGCCAAACAGCTCAAGCGCTCCGGCCGGACCATCAGCGAGATCGCGGGCGAGCTTGGAATCAGCTTCGCCGCCCGCGCCGGACAGGTCGCCGCCGCCACCGAAGTGCGTCAGGCAGACCTCGCGGACCGGCGCACCGCCTTCGCCATCAAGCTCCAGGACATCGCCGAGCGCGAGGCCGCGAAGATCAGCCAGCCACTCCTGTACTGGGACTGGGGCGGCAAGGAACACGACTTCGACACCCACCTCGCGCCGGAGCCCACGCCAGCCGACAAGCGGGCCCTGATGGGCACCGTGGCGACCGCGCTGGACCGCTCACTCAAGCTCGTGCCTCCGAAGGACGAGTCCGGGGTCGAAGAGGGCCTGGCCCTCATCACCCAGCTGATGTCCGGACTGACGGCGGCCTACCAGGCCCAGCAGCAGGACCAGGAGGCCGACGAGGGGGCGTGATGCTCCGGAACGTCGACCTGCCCCTGTCCCGGAAGCAGATCGCTTCAATCGTCGAGTGCACGGCGCGCATCAACATCTGGCACGGGGCGATCCGCTCGGGGAAGACGATCGCCAGCCTGATCGCGCTGCTCGCCGCCGTCGCCGCGGCTCCGCGCGCTGGCCTCATCCTGATCACCGGGCGGACTCTGGACACGATCGGCCGGAACATCATGGAGCCGCTCGTCGATCCCGGCCTGTTCGGCGAGCTGTCGAAGCTGGTCGTCTGGACCCCGGGCGCGAAGACCGCGGTCATCCTCGGCCGAACCGTGCACCTGATCGGCGCGAACGACCGCCGCTCCGAGGCCAAGATCCGAGGGGCCACCGTCAGCCTCGTCTACTGCGACGAGGTGTCGCTCCTCCCGAAGGACTTCTTCCGCCAGCTCCTCGGCCGACTGTCCGTCAAGGGCGCGAAGCTCATGGGGACTACGAACCCCGACAACCCGGGTCACTGGCTGAAGAAGGAGTACCTCGACCGCGCGGGCGACCTGAACCTGCGCTCGTGGCACTTCAACCTCGACGACAACCCGTCGCTCGACGAGGACTACGTCGCCTCGCTGAAGAAGGAGTACGTCGGACTCTGGTACCGGCGGTTCATCCTCGGCGCCTGGGTGCAGTCCGAGGGCGCGGTCTACGAGATGTTCGACCCGACCCGGCACGTCGTCTCGGAGCTCCCGAGGATCGACAGGTGGCTCGCGGACGGCATCGACTACGGCACCGTGAACCCCTTCGCCGATGTGCTTGTCGGGCTCGGTACGGACCGGCGGCTGTACGTGGTCGGGGAGTACCGGCACGACTCCCGGCTTGCCCGCCGGCAGATGACCGACGCCGAGTACTCACGGGCGCGCAGGACATGGCTCGCGGGCGTGCGGCACCCGCACTCGACCGCCGTCGGGGTCACCCCGGAGTGGACGGTCGTCGACCCGTCCGCGTCCAGCTTCATTGAGCAGCTGCACCGCGACGGGGTCACTGGCGTGACGCACGCCGACAACGCGGTCCTCGACGGTATTCGCACGGTCAGCTCGCTCCTCGGCACCGGTGAACTCCTGATCCACGAGTCCGCGACTGGCCTGGTCGAGGAGCTCCCGGGCTACTCGTGGGACGACACCGCGGCCGAGGCGGGCGAGGACAAGCCGATCAAGGAGAACGACCACAGCTGCGACGCGCTCCGGTACGGCGTCCGTACGACCGAGGCCCTGTGGCGTCCCTACATCCCGACCCGCCTGGAGGTGGCCGCGTGAAGATCGAAGTCGTCTTCCGTACCGCCGGTCAAGCGGACGCGGTTGTCGGTGAAGCCGAGGGCGAGACGTTCGCCGAGATGCAGGCAGAACTGCCCGCCATGCTCCGGGCACTGGCAACCGAGATCGAAAGCCGCGACCACGCTGCGGAGGTGCCAAATGCCGCTGCCCACAGGTAACGTCCCCTGGCCCCCGCCGAAGCTGTCGCCCGCCCTGGCGTCGATGAACACCTGGGACACCTGGTGGGCCGGGGACCCGGACCGTCTGGAGTCCCTGTACGGCGGCGGCTCCGGGGCCGGGACGCCGGACCCGAAGCGTCTCCAGTACGCCTCCGGGGCGATCGGTCGGATCGCCCGCTGGTGGTGGGGCACCCCGACCGCGCAGGGCGAGCGGCGTACGAAGATCCACGTGCCGATCGCGGGCGACATCTGCGCCGGCTCAGCGGACCTCCTGTTCTCCGAGCCGCCGCAGTTCACCGTGGAGAATGCGGCGACGCAGGAGCGCCTGGACGCGCTGACCGATGACGGGATGCTGGCCACGCTCCAGACCGCTGCGGAGGTCGGGGCCGCGCTCGGCGGGGTCTACCTCCGACCGGTCTACGACAAGCAGCTGGCGGACCACGCCTGGCTCGATGCCGTTCACGCCGACGCCGCAGTCCCCGAGTTCCGATGGGGCAAGCTGGCCGCCGTTACCTTCTGGAAGGTCGTACGGGAGCAGGACGGGCAGGTATGGCGGCACCTGGAGCGCCACGAGCCCGAGGGCATCCAGCACGGCCTGTACCAGGGCACGACGGGCAGGCTCGGCCACCCGGTCCCTCTGGAGGAGAGCGAGGCGACCCGGAGCTTCGCGGCTTCCGTGAGCGCGGAGGGGGTCATCGAGACCGGCTTCAAGGGCCTCGACGTCTCGTACATCCCGAACCAGGCCAGCAGGCGCTGGCGAAAGGACGGGTACCTCCGGGACTTCGGCCGGTCCGACCTTGACGGCGTCGAGTCGCTGATGGACCAGCTCGACGAGACGTACGCCAGCTGGATGCGGGACATCCGCATCGGCAAGGGCCGCCTCGTCGTCCCCGACTCGTACCTCCAGTCCAACGGCCCCGGCCGGGGCGCGAGCTGGAACCCGGACCAGGAAGCGTTCGCCGGCGTCAACGCGCTCGCGCGCGGAGACGGCATGGCCCTCACCGTCTCCCAGTTCGCGATCCGCGTGCAGGAGCACAGGGACACCTCGGAGGACCTGATCAACCAGATCCTCCGGTCGGCCGGATACAGCGCGCAGACTTTCGGGATCGGCGCGGACGTCGCCGTGACAGCCACCGAGGTCGTCTCGAAAGAGCGCAGGAGCATGACGACCCGGGGAAAGAAGATCCTTCGCGTGCGCCCTGGGCTGGCCAACGCGGTGCACGCGCTGCTCGCGGTCGACCAGTACGTGTTCGGCACGAAGGGCGTCCCGGCAAGGCCGAACATCGAGTTCCAGGACGGCGTCCAGGAGGACCCGCTCGCCCTCGCCAACACGGCGGACATCCTGCGCCGGGCGAACGCGGCCTCGACCGACACCCTCGTCCGCATGACCCACCCCGAGTGGGACGACCCGATGGTGGCCGCCGAGGTCGAGCGCATCCACCAGGAAGGCGGCATGGCCGTGCCGGACCCGATGCAGTCCGGCGCCCTGCCGTAGGAGGCCCCGATGCCCGTGTCTCCCGCGCTCGCCGAGGACCTCGCGGCGGCCATCGCCGACCTGTACGAAGCGGCGCAGGGCACGATCATCGAGCGCATCCGCGACGCCCTGGCCGCGGACATCGAGTCGCCCCTCTGGCTGGAGCTCAAGGCCCGATCTCTCGGCGACCTTCAGGCGGCGGTCCAGGCCGTCATCGACGCGCTTCAGCTCGACGCGTCCGGGGCGATCCAGCAGGCCGTCGCGGAGGCGTATGAGCGGGGGCAGCAGGCGGCGGTGGCGGAGCTCGGCGCGCTCGCCGTCGGCCAGGCCGCAGCCGCCGCTTCGGCGGTACCGGCTGCGGCTGCGGTCGACCGGCTGGCCAACGCGCTCATCGCCGACACCGGGCCGGTGCACCTGCGGATCTTGCGGCAGACCATGGACGTCTACCGTGAGGTCGTCGCCTACGCCTCATCGGCGCCGCTGCTCGGCGCGCAGACCCGCCGCCGGGCCGCGCAGACTGCCCTCGACCGGTTCACCGCGCGTGGCGTCACCGGGTTCATCGACCGGGCTGGCCGCTCGTGGGACATGCGGTCGTACGTCGAGATGGCCACCCGCAGTGTCGTTGGCCGTGCGGCGGTCGACGCGCACACCGACCGCCTCGGCGCGGCCGGGGTAGAGCTGGTGATGATCTCGGAGGCCCCGGAAGAGTGCCCTCTGTGCCGCCGCTGGGAGGGGAAGATCCTCACCCGCGACGGGGCCCCGGGTGAACGCGACGTCGAGCTGGAGCACGCGACGGAGGATGGGCGGATGGTGACCGTGTCGGTCGCCGGGTCGCTGCCCGAGGCGCGGGCGGCCGGGCTGTTCCATCCGAACTGCCGTCACGACGTCAGGGCCTTCTTGCCGGGACTGACGAAGCAGCGGCCGAAGCCGCCTGGGCGCGGGACGTACGAGGACACGCAACGGCAGCGCTACTACGAGCGGCAGATCCGCCGGTGGAAGCGCGAGGCCGCGGGCGCGATGGACGAGCAGAAGGCGACGGCCGCGCGCGCGAAAATCCGCGCCTACCAGGCCCGAATCCGGGACCTGGTCGACGAGACCGGCCTCCCGCGCAAGCGCCACCGGGAACAGCCGGAGAGCCCCCGCTAGAAGCTTGCCCCTCGTGAAGGCTTTCGGTCCTTCTTCGTACGGGCGTCTCCGGTGACGCTGAACCACGCGGCCGAACCGTAGACCGCGATGGGTTCGTCATCTGCGGCGATGTGGCCGTCCTGTTCCTTCTCGAAGATCGAGAGGGTGCCGTTGTCGTTGACGACGTACCGGTACTCCCGGCCCTCGCCGTCCTCGTACCGGTACGGATCAACAGGGCCAGTGAACTTGATCTCTACAGACATGCCGAAACGGTAGCCCAACTGGGCTTATTGGACAGCGCTTTCGCATACTTCCGCTCGCCGGGTGCGGGCCGGATTGCAGTACAGCCCCGCCGGGTGCGGGGTACCCACCTACGCGCACCAGGAGTGCACGATGCAGCAGCGAACCCTTGCCCGTCACCGGCCCGGGTGGTCACACCCCTACGGCGCCGGCCCTTTCGACCCGTTCCTCTACGCCGACGGCGGGGACGGAGACGACTCCGGCTCCGGCAACGACGACACCGGCGATGAGGGGAACGACGGCGACGGCCAGGACGACGAGGACACCGGCGGGACCGGTGACGACGACGGCCAGGACGACGACGCGGCGAAGGGCGAGAAGCCGAAGCCGAAGGCACCAGCGAAGAAGCCCAACGACGAAAGTCCCGAGGCGACGATCGCGCGGCTCCAGAAGGAGCTGAAGGCGGCCAACAGCGAGGCTGGGAAGGCCCGCACGACGGCGAAGAAGGCGGCCGCCGACGAGGCCCGCACGGAGATCGTGCAGGAGCTCGGCAAGGCCCTCGGCCTGATCAAGGACGAGAAGGACACCCCGCCGGACCCGGCCGCCCTGACGGCCAAGATCGAGCAGGCCACCGCCGCGCACCGCGAGACCGCGGTCGAGCTGGCGGTGTACCGGGGGGCGGGCAAGCACAGGGCGGACCCCGACGCGCTCACGGACTCCCGGGCGTTCCTCAACTCGATCAAGGGCCTCGACCCGGCCGACGAGGGCTTCGGCAAGGCCGTGTCCGCGGCCATCAAGAAGGCCGTCGAGGACAACCCGAAGCTCAAGGTCGCGAGCACCGTGCCTGACCGATCTGCCGGTGACTTCGGCGGCGGCACCGGGGACGGCGATGGCTCCGACCCCACCGATATCGACGAGATCCGGAAGGCGCGCCGCAAGCGCCGCACCGGCTAAGAAGGGACACACCCCATGGCCAACACCTTCCTGACCGCGCAGGTCATCGCGCGCCAGGCCCTCGCCAACCTGTACGAGACCACCGTCGCCGCGAGCCTCGTGCACCGCGACTACGAGGCCGAGTTCAACCGCAAGCAGGGCGACGCGATCACCATCCGCCGCCCCGCCGTCTTCGAGGCGACCGAGTACAACCGGACGGCGGGCATCACGATCCAGGAGGCGCAGGAGACCAGCGTCAACATGACGCTGAACCACTTCGCCGACGTCTCCTTCGCGGTCACGTCCGAGGACATGACGCTGAAGATCCAGGACTTCGACGAGCAGCTCCTCACCCCGGCCATGGAAGCCATCGCCCAGAAGATCGACCGCGACATCCTCGCGCTGCGCGACGACATCGTGCAGGAGGTCGGCGGCGTCGCCGAGAACACCGCCGGCGAGGAGTTCAACTACCCCGGCGGGCACTTCCCCTGGTCCGACTCCCGCGTCTTGGTCGAGGCGGGCGCGGTCCTGGACAAGAAGAACGTGCCCTTCGCCCAGCGGTCGGTGATCGCCGGGCCGTCCACGAAGGCGCGCTGGGTGGCCGAGAAGGCGTGGCGGTCCGCCGACCGCCGGGGCTCTACCGAAGGCCTGCTGGAGGCCTCGATGGGCTCCAGGGTCTCCGGGTTCGACCCGTACTGGACTCAGAACATCGGCCAGCCCGCCGGAAGCCCGGCCCCGGGGCAGCCGACCACCGAGGTCAACGTCGCGTTCCACAAGACGGCCTTCGCCCTCGCCTTCCGGCCTCTGGAGGTTCCGCAGGGCGCCCTGGACGCGGCGATGGTCCCGTACAAGGGCTTCGCGCTCCGGGTTGTCCGCGACTACGACGTCGACAAGAAGCAGATGGTCGTCTCGATCGACTGCCTGTACGGCACCAAGACCCTCGACGCCAACCGTGCCGTGCTCATCAAGGGTGCCGACGCCGCCTGATCTCCGGCGCGTCATGCGCCACCGACCCAGCAGGGCCCGCCGGTGCGGGCCCTTTCGCATTCCCAGGAAGGGATTCCACATGGGCTACAAGGTCCACACCGTGGACGGTCGCGCGGGCGAGGTCGACACCTCGACGGCCCGCACGTACAGCAAGGAGCTTCGTGTCGCCTCCTCGGCGGCCGGTACGTACCAGCTGTGCAAGGTCCCGGCCGGAGCGGCGATCATCGCCGTCCGCGCCTACCGGACCGGCGGATCGTCCGGCACCGTCCAGGTCAAGAAGGGCAGCAGCGACGTCCTCGCGTCGCCCCTGGCCACCACGACGGACACGTGGGCGGGCAGCACCACCGTCCAGAACGCCACCTGCATGGCCGGTGACAACCTGTCCGTCGTCCTCGGTGCCCCCGGCGGCAGCCCGACCGAGACCCTGGTCCAGGTCGACCTGCGGACGGCGGTACCGGCAGAATGACGACCTACTTCAACGAGCGCACCGGCGATCGGGTCGAGCTCGACGGCCGGTCTGCCCGGCTGGATTCGCTGGACAACTGGAAGCGGCTCGGCGACGACGAGCCGAACCCGCCGGTGGTCGACGACGGCATCATGTCCCGCCCCTCCCTGGCCGGTCCCCGGGCCGAGCAGGGCCCCGGGCAGGTCCTGGTGGAGACGACGCCCCCGGCGCCCGGCGAGGCGCCGACGCAGGAGACACCGCCGGTCGAGCTGGCTCCGGTCAGCCAGGTCCCGGCCGACGAGCCCCGCCAACCCGCGAAGAACGCCAGCCGAGCGGACTGGCAGGCGTACGCCCGCACCCTCGCCAAGGACTCCAACGAGGAGGCCGAGCTCGAGGGCCTCACCCGGGACGAGCTCGCGGCCCGGTACGGGGGCGATAGCTGATGCCGCTGTCCGGAACGATGCTCGCGGTGTCGGCGTTCGCCGAGCAGGTCACCGCCATCGACCTCGGCACCAGCCGGGCGCCCCAGGCCCTGTCCCGGTCCATGTCCCTGGCGAGCGGCACAGGAGCGGGCAAGGCGGACCACGTGTTCTCCGACCGGCGCACGCTGGCCGCGTCGGGGACTGAGGACCTCGACCTGGCGGGCGTCCTCGTCGACGCGTTCGGGGCGACGATCTCGTTCGCCCGGATCAAGGGCTTGGTGATCGCGGCGGCGGCCGGGAACACGAACAACGTGGTCGTCGGCGCTGCGTCGAGCAACCCGTGGGCCACTCTGCTCGGCGCGACGCACACGCTGACCCTGCGCCCGGGGGCCTTCGTGGCCGTGGGCACGGGAGCAGCCGACGCAATCGGCTACGCGGTCACCGCGTCGACTGGCGACCTGCTGAAGGTCGCCAACTCGGCGGGCGGCAGCGCGGTCACCTACGACATCCACATCATCGGCGCCAGCGCGTAGCCGACCTGGACCATCCCGTGGGTGCGGTGGTGGAGGCGTGGGCGGTCGGAGCCTGGCCGTGCGGCGGAGCGCTGTGGTGGGCGCTCTCGTACGGCCGACAGGGCCCCGGCCGCCCGCGTCACTGAACAGGAGGACTCAACGATGCCCGATGTGGGAGACCTCGTCACGGCCCGCCTGGAGGTCGGCGAGCACGACGAGACGACTGCGGTGACGCTGGTCCTGGCCGCCCCGGACGGCACGGTATCCACACCTGTGGTTACGCCTGTGGATGACGGTGCTTTGTGGACAGCGCCCGTGGTCTACACAGCGGCCGGGGTGTGGCGCCTGTCGTGGTCGATCACCGGCACCGGCGCGGGCGTCGAGCACGAGCTCGTGTCCGTCGCCCCGGCCCCGGGAGCGCGCGGAGCCGGCCGGGTGTACGCCACGACCACCGATCTCGCCAACGCTCTTGGAGAAGCACCGCCGTTGGGAGCCCAGCGGCTGCTGGAGCGGGCCTCGCAGCTCCTCGACTCTGACTTCCTGCTCACCGCGATCTACGACGTGGACGACGACGGGATGCCGACGCACCCGCTCGTCGCCGCTGGGTTCCGCGACGCGGTGTGCAGCCAGGTGGAGTTCTGGGGTGAGGTCGGCGAGGAGACCGATATCTCCGGCCCCCTCCAGGGCGCTCAAATCGGCAGCGTGAACCTCCAGTTCGGCGCTGGCTCGAACCGCAGCGGGCCGTCGTACTACGCGCCCAAACTCCTCCGAGCGCTCCAGCTCATCCCGAAGGACCGCATTCGCTTCACGGCGCTGGCGAGCTGCTGATGGCGGCTATCCCGCGCCGCTTCCTGCGGCACCGGATCACTGTCGAGCCGTACGCCGGCCGGTCCGGCACGCAGGACCTGTACGGCCCCGCAGTCGAGGTCCGGTGCTTCCTGGTGCAGAAGACGCGGCTCGTACGGACGCCGACGGGCGACACCGTCGTGTCGAGTTCAACCGCGTACGCCTACCCGGGCACGACGGCCCCGGCGAAGTCGAGGGTGACGCTGAAGAACGGCCGCAAGACCAAGGTCATCCAGTGCGCGGACCAGGACAGCGGCGGCCTCGGAGCCCCCGACCACGTGGAAATCCAGCTCGAATAGGGGGCCGCATGCCCGCGCGCTACAGACTCCGCTTCAACGGCGACCAGGTGGTGCGCGCGCTCCGGCCCGCCGCCGCCCGCGGTGCGTTCCTCGCCGCGGAGTACGTCCTCGGCGAGACCCAGGCCGTCGTTCCGCTCGACGAGGCCGCCCTGTCCCGGTCCGGGAATGCGTCGGTCGACGAGGCGACGCTAACCTCCGCCGTCAGCTACGACACCCCGTACGCGGTCAGGCAGCACGAGGAGTTGGACTTCCGGCACGCGCCCGGGCGTCAGGCGAAGTACGTCGAGGATCCGCTGAACCAGGCCCGGCAGCAGGTCGCCGCCATCGTCGCGGCCGAGCTCCGGCGGGCGCTGCGATGACGTACACCGTGGATCTCCTGGAGGGCTTGGCCGAGCTGATGGCCGGCGAGGGCCTGGGGGTCTACCGCCCCGACGCCCCGATCAGCGCGGGTGAGACCCCGATCGTCTTGGGGGCGATGCCGGAGGAGCCCGCCCGGGTGTACGTGCTGACGCCGTACCCGGTCGAGGACACGGACACCACGGACGCGATCACGGCCGTGCAGATCCGATACCGGGCCGGCCCCGACCTCCGCGAGGTCTGGGGCCTCGCGGACGGAATTTTCCGGCTGCTGCACGAGCGGCGTAGCTACCGGCTCCGCGACGTCTACGTGGCCCTGTCCTGGCGCGAGTCCGCCGGGCTCATAGGCCAGGACACCCACGGTCGGCAGGAGCTGACCAGCAATTTCTACTTCCGGACCACCAGGCCGGGCCCCTTCCTGAACGAGTAGGAGCAGCACATGTCGACACCCACCCCGGAGACCGCGCTCGCCCGCCGGTGGCGCTGGCAGCTCAACATGGGCACCGCCGAGGCCCCGGAATGGACGACGGTGATGGGGGTGACGGACTTCAAGCCGCCGATGCCCGACCCCAACATCGAGGACTCCAGCGACTACGAGTCGGAGGGCTGGAACGGCAACACGAAGACGGCCCAATCCTGGGAGCTGACCACAACCCTGAACCGCAAGGTCAACGACCAGGTGAAGGTGTACCACCCGACACACGAGGCCCTCCGTCTGGCCGCGTTCGGCTGGGGCTCCGCCTCGAAGGTCCACAGCCGGTGGTTCGACCGCGAGGGCTACCCCGAGGCGTACGAGGGGATCGGCATCGTGAAGTGGGAGGAGTCCGGCGGCGAGCACACGGCGCTGGGCCAGGTAGAGATCACCATCACCGGCGACGGCAAGATCACTCCGATCACGAACCCGATCGCCTGATGGCCGGCGACTTCGAGGCGCTGGACGCCTTCCTCGACGACGTCCTGGAGCTCCCGGTCACCGGCCGGGACGGTATCGAGCGGGTCTACCGGATCGAGGACCCGGCGGCCGAGGACGGCGTGAAGATCGAGAAGATCACGACGCTGGCCGCCCGGATGGTCGCGGGCGGGGCCCCGGTCGACTCCCAGGCCCTCGACGATCAGGAGGAGCTGGACCTCTACAAGATGTGCCTCGGCAACCAGTACGACGTCCTCCTGAAGGATCTCCGCTGGTCCCGCTTCAAGCACGTCGCGATCACCGCGATGATGTGGATCACGGTGGACCGTGAGACCGCCGCCCAGTACTGGAAGACCGGGGCGCAGCCGGGAAAACCGAATCGCGCGGCACGGCGGAAGTCGGGCGCGCGCGCCTCCTCGGCAAAGGGTGCGGCGACTACGACCCGGAAACCGGCCTCTACGAGTGGTACGAAGAAGGCATCCCAGCCCAAAAAGCCCAAAAAGGCGGCGGTCCGCAGCTGACCTGGGCGGGGCTGCTGGAGCAATGGGCCCTGATCGAGGCCGACTTCCAGCAGACGTACGGCATCGACCTCGACACCCCCGGCCTCATGCAGGCGCGGAGCTGGCGCTGGCTGAAGACCCGCATCTACGGGCTCCTCTCTGCGGAGACCCGGATCAACCGGCACTTCGCGCCTCCTGAGCGCAGCAGCAAATAGGAGGCCACCGTGGCGTTGACCGTCGGCGAGCTGGTGGGATTCATCCGGCTCGACGACGGGGAGGTGCGCCCTGCCCTCCGGCGGGCGGAGGGCGACCTCAACGCGTCCGGACAGCGGATGGCCGACGACGCCGAGCAGGCCGGGCAGCGGGCGGGCCAGGCCCTCGGCGACGGCTTCACCCGGGCCGCCGACGGCTCGATCCGAGACGCCCGCGGTCGGTTCGTCTCGGCCGCTCGCCGGTCCGGCGACGCCGCCGGGGACGCCCTCGGCGACGGCCTGGCCGACGGCGCCCGCGCCGGTGCCGACGACGCCGTTCAGGCCGCCGAGGGCGGCTTCTCGAAGGTCAAGATGCTGGCTGCTGCTGCCGGGCTGGCGGCGGGCGCGGTGCTGATGGAGGGCATCACCCAGTATCTGGAGCAGTCCCAGATCGCGGCCCGCCTGGGCGCCCAGCTCGGGACGACACCCGCCGTGGCGCAGCGGTACGGGAAGATCGCGGGCGAGCTGTACGCCGACGCCATCACTGTCGACTTCCAGACGGCGGCGGACGCGATCCGGCACACCATGTCGGCTGGGCTGCTGCCGCCGGACGCGACGAACAGCCAGATCAAGAGCATCGCCACGAACGTGGCCGACCTCGCCTCGACCTTCGAGCTCGATCTCGGGATGACGGCATCGGCCGTCGGGTCGATGATCAAGAACGGGCTGGCGAAGGACTCCAAGCAGGCGCTCGACATGTTGGCCGTGGGCCTCGAAGGCGCCGGAATGGCCGGGGACGACCTAGTCGAGACCTTCAACGAATACAGCCCGATCTTCAAGGCCGCCGGAATTTCTGGCGCAACCGCAATGGGACTTATCAAGCAGTCCATTGCTGGCGGCTGGACCAAAGACACCGACAAAATGGCTGACGCCATGAAGGAATTCAGCCTTCGTGCCGTCACCGACTCGGAAGGCGTGAAGGACTCTTTCAAGGCGCTCGGCCTGAACGCGAAGCAGATGGGCGCCGACGTCGGCGCGGGCGGAAAACGCGGCGAGCAGGCCCTCGGGAAGGTCCTGAACAGCCTTGCCAAGATGCCTGCTTCGGCTGAGCGCGCCCTGATCGTGCAGGAACTCTTCGGCGGCCCGGGTGAGGACCTCGGCGCCGCACTCTTCACCCTCGACATCGATAAGGCGTCGAAGTCGATGGATAAGGCGGGGAGCTCGGCAGACAAGCTTGGAACCGGTCTTCGCGATAACGCGGGCACGGCCGTTGAGCAATTCAAGCGACAAATTTCACAGGGCGTTGTGGACCTCATCGGAACTCGGGTTGTTCCGGCCCTGATGGCTTTCGGGCAGTGGGCCCAGAAAAATTCCGGCACCTTGCAGACGCTGGCCGCAGTGATCGGTGGCGCGCTGGTGCCCGTGCTGGTCCTGGTCGGCGTCACGGCGACAGTGTCGGCTGCCCGCACGGTCGCGGCGTGGGTGATGACCGGGGCGTCGTCTCTGGCGTCGGCCGGCACCCAGGTGGCCGCTGGTGCGCGCGTGGTCGGGGCCTGGCTGGTGATGGGTGTGCAGTCCCTGATCCAGGGGGCCCGGATGGCGGCGGCCTGGGTGATCGCGATGGGCCCTGTGGGCTGGGTGATCGCCGCGATCGTCGGGCTCGGGATCTTGATCTGGAAGAACTGGGACAAGATCGTCAAGTGGACCACTCAGGCGTGGGGTTGGGTCTGGGACAAGATCAAGAGCATCGGGTCCGCGATCGTCGCCTTCTTCATCAAGTGGAGCCTGGTCGGGGTCTTCCTCCGGCACTGGGACGCCATCCGGTCGGGCGTCGTCACCAAGGCCGGCCAGCTCGTGAGCTGGGTTGCCGGGCTTCCCGGCCGCATCAGCCGGGGCATCGGGTCCCTCCACAGTCTTCTGCTGGAGAAGGGGCGCAACGTCGTCCAGGGCCTGTGGTCCGGCATCCAGTCCATGGGCGGGTGGATCAAGTCGCAGATCATGGGCTGGGCGCGGAGCGTCATCCCCGGCCCGATCGCGAAGGCCTTGGGCATCGCCAGCCCCTCGAAGGTGACGAAGGCGCAGGGCCGTTGGATCGCCCGCGGCCTCGTCGACGGGCTCACCGGCTCCGCGAAGCAGGTCAAGGCGGCGGCCGCGAAGCTCGCGGACATCGTCACGGACAGCCTGAAACCAGGGAAGAAGCGGTCGAAGGCGCTCGGCCGGATCAGCTCCGACAGCAAGAGACTGGTGAAGCTGGCCGACCGCGAGGTCATGGTCGCAACCCGGCTGAAGAACGCGCAGCAGAAACTGGCCGACCAGGTCAAGGCCCGCGACCAGCTGGCGGCCGACGTCCGGAAGGGCATCCTCGACGCCGGGAACATCACCGGCGACGGCGGGCCCGCAACGGCGGACTCGATCATCCAGACCCTCCAGGCCCGGGTGGGCCAGGCGCAGGCCTTCGCCCAGCAGCTCGCGGCGCTGCGGAAGCAGGGCCTCCGGGCGGATCTGATCGAGCAGATCGCGAGCGCGGGCGTTGAGCAGGGCGCGTACGCCGCGTCGGCGCTGGCGAACGCGTCGAAGTCGCAGATCAAGCAGGTGAACGCTGCCCAGTCGGCGCTGGTAAAGGCGGCCGGGAGCGCGGGGGCGACTGCGGGTGACGCGCTGTACGGGAGCGGTATCCGCGCGGCCCAGGGGCTCGTCAAGGGACTCCAGGCCGAGCAGAAGGCGATCGAGCGGCAGATGCTCACGATCGCCAAGGGGATGCAGAAGGCCATCAAGAAGGCCCTCGGCATCAAGAGCCCTTCGCGGGTGATGGCGCTGATCGGACGGTTCATCCCGCAGGGCCTGGCGGAGGGCATCGACGGCGACCGCGGCCTCGTCGATCGGTCGATGGCCGGCCTCGTCGACCCGGACGCGGTGCTCACGCCGTCGGGCGCGGGATCGTACGGCGGCGGCTTCGCCTCCGCCTCCAGGAGCTCGGCGGTTCCGACCGTGATCGAGATCCGCTCCGACGGATCCCGCCGGTCGGACTGGCTCATCGAGGAGCTGCGCAGCTCCGTGCAGGCGAAGGGCGGGGACGTGCAGCTCGTCCTCGGCGGAAGGAGGTAGCCGTGGCCTTTCCCGAGGACCCGCTCGGGCTCCGCGCGGAGCTCCGGATCGGCGACGCCTGGGTAGACGTGACGAAGCGCGCGTACACCCGGGACCCGGTCCGGGCGGTGGTCGGGATGAGCGCGCAGGGCACCGGGGTGGACCCGTCGACTCTGTCGCTCACCCTCAACAACAAGGACGGACACTTCTCTCCGAGGAACCCACTCAGCCCGTACTACGGGCGGCTGGGGCGGAACACCCCCGCCAGGATCTCCGTCCCGGGCGGGGAGAGCTACCTGGCGCTGCTCGCTGCCGGGGCGCATGCCACCGCGAGCAACGCTGGACTGCCCAGCGGTACTACGGACCTTGATGTGCGCGTGGAGCTGACGGCGGAGAGCTGGGTCCCGGCGCGAGAGGCGGAGCTGATCAGCAGGTGGGCAGCCGCGCCCGCCCGAGGGTGGGTACTCGCGCTCGTCTCCAATGGGCGGCTCCAGTGGAGCTGGTCGGCTGACGGAACCGTGTCCCTGAACGTGATCTCTACGCCGCTGAACCTGTCCCCGGGATCGCGCGCGGCCGTGCGGGTCACCCTGGACGTGGATAACGGGGCGGGCGGCCGGACGATCACCTTCTATACGGGCCCGTCACTGGCGGGCCCGTGGACCATGGTGGGGGCACCGTCAGTCCAGGCCGGCACGACCTCCACCGCCGCCTCGGCGGCGCTGCTCGGCCTGGGCGACCTGCCCGCCATCACGTGGACCGGCGCGGTCGAGCGTATCCACGGGGCAGAGGTCCGGTCCGGCATCGACGGCCCCATCGCTGCCAAGGTCGACTGGGCTTCGGCCACGGCTGGCGCGATGACGCACACGGACACCACAGGCCGCGTGTGGACCCTGGCAGGGAGTGCAGAAGTCAGCAGCCACGAACCGGTCTTCGTGGGGGAGGTCTCCTCGTGGCCGTCGCGGTGGGCGCCGTCGGGTCAGGATGCGTGGGTGCCCATTGAGGGCGCCGGGGTCATGCGTCGGCTACAGCAGGGCCGCAAGGCGCTCAGCTCGACCCTGCGCCGGAGGATCCCGAGCGGGGCGCCGGTGGCGTACTGGCCGATGGAGGAGGGCGACAGCGCCACGCAGGCGTACAGCCCCCTCCCCGGCTGCCCACCGCTCACCGCGCCCGGCCTGGACTGGGCATCCGCCGACACCCTCCCGGGGTCCTCCCCGCTCCCGACGATCACGACCGGGACCACGCTCAAGGCCTCCGTGCCGGCCTACCCGAGCAGCACCTCGTGGCAACTGGAGTTCGTGTACTTCCGGGCCGTCGAGCCGACGCTCCTGATGCCCATCATGGAGCTGACGACCGGACTGTCCCCCTGGCCCCGGCTCCTGCTGCGGCTCGGCCCCAGCGGCAGGGTTTACCTGACAGGGGTCAGCGCCGACGGGGATGCTCAATCCGATCTCATTCTGGGGATCAACGCGTCAACGTCCGGCCAGTGGACCAGGCTGCGGGTCACGGCCACGCAGGACGGAACACTGGTACGGATCACCATCGCGATCATCCCGATCGGCGGACAGGGCGAGGCCCTGACTACGTCGTTCACGGGCACCATGGGGCCTCTGCGCGGCCTCAGCGGTTTCTACACCTCCACTCTGGACGGGACCGCGATCGGGCACATCACCGTCTTCAACCGGTCGGGTGTCGGCGTGATGGACTACGCCGACCACGGATACAACCGGGAGACAGCAGCCGCCCGAACCCTGCGGCTCGCCAATGAGGAGGGCGTCCCGCTCGCCGTTCAGGGAGACGTGGCAGCCAGCGCGCCGATGGGGCCCAGCGCCCGCAGACGCTGATCGAGCTGCTGCACGAATGCGCGGCGGCGGACGGCGGCATCCTCATGGAAATGCCGCGGTCCCTGGGCCTGATGTACCGGACACGCGCCTCCCTCTACAACCAGGCACCGGCGCTGGTCCTCCCGTACGGGTCGATCGCGCCGCCGCTGGAGCCCGTCGAGGACGACCAGGCCGTACGGAACGACGTGACCGTGTCACGGCGCGGCGGCGGGTCCGGCCGAGCCGTTGTCGAGACCGGACCGCTGTCCGTCCTGCCGTCCGAGCAGGGCGGCGTGGGCATCTACGACGAGTCCAACGAGCTGAACCTTGCGGACGACGCACAGGCGCAGCCGATGGCTTCGTGGCTCGCACACCTGGGCACCGTGGATGAGGCCCGCTACCCGAGCATCCGGATCGACCTGCACCGCCACCCGGAGCTGATCCCGGCGGTACTCCGCCTGCGCGTCGGGGACCTGATACGGCTCACCGGCCTGCCCTTGTGGGTGGGCGAGCCAACGACAGACCTGCACGTGATGCAGATCCAGCACGAACCCCGGCCACGGGCCTGGACCGTCACCCTCGTCGGCACCCCCGCCAGCCCGTACCGGGTCGGCGTAGTGGGCGGCGGGACGCGGGTGGACACCGCCGGGTCCCAGCTGGCGGCCGACGTCACAGCGTCCGCCACAACGTGGTCCGTCGCGTCGTCCGGCGAACGTTGGATCACCTCGGCCGAGTACCCGGCCGAGTTCCCGCTCGCCGCGGCGTGCGGAGGCGAGGAGGTCACCGTCACCGCGATCACGGGCACAGCGCCGCCGCAGACGTTCACCGTCGTCCGGTCGGCCAACGGCATCAGCAAACCTCACGCGGCCGGGGCCTCGGTCTCGCTGGCCCGCCCTCACGTCGTAGCCCTGTAGGAGAACCCATGGCTTTCGCCGGACGCACGATCAATGACGCTCTCCTCACGGAGCTGGCTGCGGAGTGGACGCCGTACACCGCGACCCTGACCGGCACCGTGCTCGGTAACGGCAGCATCCTGACCCGCTACCAGCAGGCGAGAGACAGGATGCTGGTCGCGTTCACCCTGAACTGGGGGTCAGGCTCCTCGGGGAACATGCCGGTTTTCAGCCTGCCGAAGCCGCCGGCCGCTCTGGGGGGCATGCGCTGGTCCGGCGTCCTCATGATCAACCGCGGCGCAGGCACCTGGCGGTCCGGGGTCATGTACCTCGGCGACTCCAGCTCCACCGTCAACACCTACGCCCTGTACGGGTCGTCCGGCGAGGTCACCTCCAACCTCACGACCGCCGGAATCACGATGACGGCGGGTGGCTGGATGACCGGCCAAATCGAATACGAAGTCGACGTCTAACCGCCCCGCCCCGTCCCGTCTCACCCCGCCCCGGCGCCGCCTGGCCCGGGGCTTCCGCATGTCTGGAGACATCCCTCATGGCCTACAACCTCAGCATCCCACACCGCTTCACCTACCACCCGCCACAGCCCGACCAGCCCGAACGGTACGAGCGGCTGCGCGCAGGCGGCCGGGAGTTCGCTGAGCTCCTTGCTGAGCTGTGCCCGTCTTCGCCGGAGTTGACCCGGGCGGTCAACGCGGTGGACGACGCCGTGATGCTCGGCAACGCGGCCATCGCCCGGCACCACCAGGAGCGCTGAGATGGCTGTACCCCTGTCCGCCGACAAGCTGCTCAAAGCCCTCCGCGACGAAGGCCTCCAGGTCGTCGAGCACCGGAGCTGGCGAACCAACAACCGGAATCACAAGGGGCTCTGGGGCCCGACGCACGGCGTCATGATCCACCACACCGTCACCTCGGGCACCGCGTCCTCGGTCGAGCTCTGCTACAACGGCCACTCCACCCTCCCCGGCCCCTCTGCCACGGGGTCATCGCCAAGGACGGGACCGTCCATCTCGTGGGGAACGGGCGCGCCAACCACGCCGGGCTCGGCGACGACGACGTGCTCCGTGCCGTCATCGCGGAGAAGGCCCTGCCGCCGGACAACGAGGCCAACACCGACGGCAACCGGTACTTCTACGGCTTCGAGTGCGTCAACCTCGGGGACGGGAAGGACCCCTGGCCCACCGCCCAGCTGCTGGCGATCGAGCGCGCCGCCGCAGCCGTCTGCCGGGCGCACGGCTGGGGCGAGCGGTCGGTGATCGGGCACCTGGAGTGGCAGCCGGGCAAGGTCGACCCGCGCGGGTTCGGCATGGACTGGATGCGGGGCCGGATCGGCGCCCGGCTCGCCGGGGCCCCGGAGCGCCCGCCGGTCGAGCCGTCGAAGCCTCCGACCCCGAAGCCCGTACCGAAGCCGCCGTACGCGCCCTTCCCGGGGGCAGCGTTCTTCGCGGTGGGCCGCAACAGCCCGGTCATCACCGCGATGGGCAAGCGGCTCGTCGCGGAGGGCTGCGGCCGGTACGCCGTCGGCCCGGGCCCGAAGTGGTCGACCGCCGACCGGAACTCGTACGCGGCCTGGCAGCGCAAGCTCGGCTACACCGGCACCGACGCGGACGGCATCCCGGGCAGGACCAGCTGGGACCGACTCAAGGTCCCCACCACCTAGGAAGGACTGCACCATGGCACGTTCCACGGACCCGATCGAGAAGAAGGTCAAGGCCTCCAGCGCTGTCACGTACCTGGCGAGCCTCGCAGGCCTGGCGGTCCTCGGCGCGGTGACGGACGACCCGTCGCTGATCTCCGGCATGCCGGATGCGCTGGAGCCGTTCGTCCTCGCCCTGATCCCGGCCGCCGCGGCCGCGATCGCCGGGTGGGCGGCACCGCACACCCCCCGTACGGGCGCCTGATGCGCGCCGCGCTGGCCTGGTGCTGGGCGCGGCTGGGCTGGCGCGGCCTCACGCTCCTCATCACCGGCGTCTCCTGGGTGACGTACGGGGCGAGCCTGACCGTGCAGCCGAGGTACGGCACCGTCCGGGGCATCAGCGTTCTGCTCGGCCTGGTCCCGATGCCGGTCTGGGGGTGGGGGTGGATTACCTGCGGGGTCATCGCCCTCGTCTACGCGGTGGCCCGGCCCGGCCGGGACCTTCCTGGGATCGCGGCCTCGGTGGCTCCGCCGCTGCTGTGGTCGCTGGCTTACGCCCTCGGCGGAGCGTCCGGAGCCTCCGGCACCGCGTGGGGCGCGGTGATGCCGTGGGGCTCGCACGCAGTCCTCATTGCGATCGTCGCCTATCTCACCCGCCCCCGGCTGATCGTTCCGAAGGTGGTGAGACATGGAGTCGAGTAGCTGGCTCGGGCTCCTCGCGGTGCTGATCACCACGATCGGCACGGTGCTCGGTACCTGGCTCGGCCGGACGAAGACCACGGTCCAGGAGATCCCGGCGGAGGGGATGGACCCGGCGCCCGCACAGCCCGAGGGCACGTGGACGGTGTCGCCCGAGATGTACCACTGGTTTCAGCAGCAGATGGCGGGGCTTCACGCCCGGCTACGGGCACTGGAGGACGCTGAGCGAGAGGCCCGGACCCGGGCGGATCGTACGGACCGGCTGCTCGGCCTGGCGCTCGACCACATCAGCCAGCAGGATGCCCGCCTGACCGCCGCCGGTATGCCGCTCGTCCCGATGTGCCCCGAGCTCGTCGCAGCCCGCGACGCACGATGAACGCCCCCGCCCCGGCTTCGGCCGGCGGCGGGGGCACCTTCGTACGTCCAGGGTCAGGAGTCTTCCGGCTCCGGGTGCCGGACCAGCTTCTTTACTGCCTGCTCCAGGTCGTACGGGACTGCCCGGAGGCGGCAACGTGCTCGGTGTACGCCTGCTGGACAGCGGCAGCGGTCTTCACCGTCAGATGCCCGGCCTGCTGCTCTGCCCAGGCTGCGCGCTCCAGCTCGATCAGGGCTTCGGGGATATCGGTATCGGCCACGGCCGGAATCGTACGGCTCGCCCCGGGCGACAGCGAGGTGCGTCGAACTGGTGGCGTGTTTCTTGATCGTTGTCCTACGGTCGGTCACACCCCGGCCACACGTGGTCGGGCCCACGATCGGGAGGGGACTCACATGGCCCGCAAGTTGCGGATGCTCGGCACCAACAGCAAGACCGGCGAATGCCCCACGCTCTACGAGGACGTCGAAACGGGGGAGATCCTCGTCCAGGGAGCCACCGTCACCGACCCTGAGGTCCTCGCGCAGATGGCCAACCCGTTGAAGGGCGAGTCGCTGGTCGTCGTCGACCGCGCGCTCCTCGTGAACTTCGCCCCCAAGCAGTGACGTTGGAGAGCATCGTCCCCGCCGCCGGGATACTCGACTTCTTCCGGAGCGGCTTCGAGCACACCGCATGGCGGCTGGAGACCCGCAGGGAATACGCCGCCGACCAGGCCAGCGAGGAGTACAAGGAGTTCCTCCAGGGCATCGTCCCGCCGCTCGATGACGACGGTCCGTGGTTCGCCACCGCCCGGGCGCAGACAGCCGACGGGCGGCGCATCGAGCGGGTCCGCCTGGTCGACGAACCTGCGACGGACAACCAGCGGTATCTGCTGGCCACCACCCCCAGCAACCTGGCGGCCGGTGAGGACATCCGCTACCTCCACCGGTCGGAGGCTGACGCGATCGGCCTCGGCGAGGACGTGGGCGACTTCTGGTTGTTCGACTCCCGCATCCTGGCCCGCTTCAACTGGACGGATCCGGACCGCCGGATGGAACTGACCACAGACCCTGAACAGGTCGTCCAGGCGTGCCAGATTCGCGACGTGGCATGGCACTACGCGGTCAGGTACGAGGACTTCATCGGCCGGGTACCGTCCCCTATGTGAGCACCGACTTCCAGCGCGCCCGAGTCCTCCTCGGTGCGCGGCTCCGTGAGCTGCGCACCGAGGCCGGGCTGACCGTCCGCGACTTCGCCGCCCGCTGCGGGTGGGCCCCGTCGAAGGTCAGCAAGCTGGAGAACGGGAAGCAGACGGCGGCCGTCGCCGACCTTGACGCCTGGGCGGCGGCGGTCGGGCAGCCCGAGTGCGCCGCCGAGCTCCACGGCCGACTCGCCGGACTGGAGTCCACGTACCGATCCTGGCGCCGCCAGCTCGCAGGCGGGCACCGCGCCGTGCAGGACGCTCTCGGCGCACAGCACGAGAGGACCACCGTGTTCCGCGGATTCAGCGCCGCCGTCATCCCCGGCGTGTTCCAGACCCCCGAGTACGCGCGCAGCGTCCTGGCCCGGTACGCCGAGCTCCACGGCGTGACCCGCGATATCGACGGGGCGGTCGCGTCCCGGATGCGCCGGCAGGAGGGGCTCTACAGCTCCGGCCGCCGGTATCGGGTGCTCGTCGCCGAGGCCGCCCTGCATACGAGGATCTGCTCGCGCGCCGTTCTCGCTGGCCAGCTGGACCGGCTGATGTCTGTGAACGGGCTGAGCACGGTGGAGCTGGGGATCATCCCGCTCACCGCCGACGTGCGGATCGGCATCGGTGACGACTTCTGGATTCATGACGACCGGCTCGTCATCGCCGAGACGTGGCACACGGAGATGTGGCTCGACTCGGCGGACGACATCGCCCTGTACGCGAAGGTCTGGGACGGGCTCGCCGACGGCGCGGTAGCGGGGCGGGCGGCGCATGCCGTTATCGCTCGCGCGCGGGCCGCGATCGGCTTCTGAGAAACCCGGAGCAACAGCGGCCCCTGCTGGAGAAACAGCAAGAAACATCCCGGGGTTCGAGAAACAGCTTTCTCTACGGTCTGAGAACCACTTCGACGACCCGGGGAGGCGGCCGTGCCCCAGTTACCGGCGGTCAGCGACACGCTCAACCAGCAGCAGCGCGAGTGCCTCGACACGGCAGCCTGCGCCGACCGAGGGGCCGCCCGGTGAAGGCCGCGCAGGCGCAGCCTGACGCCGCGTACCGCACGCTCATCGGGCACACCGTGACCTGCCCCGCCTGCCGGGCGGGGGTTGCCTGCCCGACGGCTGTCCGGCTGTGGCGGGCCTGGCGGGAGGACCGCCGATGATGTGCGACCGCTGCGACCAGCCGATCGCCCCCGGGCAGGACGAGCGGGTCCCGATGCCCGGCGCGTCCGGCGCCGGGGTGACGCTCGTCCTCCACCGCGGCGGCTGCCAGGTGGCCCCTGCGCATCCGGTGTCGTACCCGCAGGAGCAGAAACGTTGATCATCGAATTTGCCGAGCCGGACCCGGCTCTCGACTGCCAGGTCTGCCGCCGACCGCCGATCGTCGCGGCCCGGTTCACAGGTGCGCGCTGGGAATACCTCTGCGCAGCGTGCGCGGACACAGAGCGCCGGCGGGGCCAGCCGCCCCGCCCGCACTCGATCTCCTGACTCCCGCCCGGCCGCGCAACCCCTGGAAGGACCGCGGCCGGGCGGGGCACCACCCACCCATCAGGACGGAGGCACCATCATGCGTACCACCGACACCCGCCCCGGCACACCCCCGGGCGGCGCCGATGACGATCACCCTGTCCGAGACGGACGTCCGCATCTGCGAGGCGTGTTGGCGGGCCCCGGTGACTGCGGCCCGGGTCACGGAGGCCGGCCGGGACCTGCTGTGCGAGCAGTGCGCGGACGGGGACTACCCGCCCCGCGTCGACCTCTTCCCGCCGCTCGGCATCTTCGGGCTGTCCGCCCGGCGGATCGAGATGGGCAAGCACGGCGGCGGCTCCCCGAAGATGCCGCCGAACCCCGGGCCGCCGTTGCCGAACCCGCCGCCCACCCCGACGCCCGGGCGGCCGCCGGTCTAGGAGACGAGCTCGGCGAGCTCGACGTCGAGCGCGGCCGCCAGGCGGAGCAGCATGCTCAGGCTGGGATCGCTGGTCGCGTACTCCACGCGGTGGACGGTCTTGTGGTCCATCCCTGCGCGCTCTCCGAGCTGTATCTGCGTCAGCCCTCGGTCTTCCCGAAGGGCTCGGATACGTCGCCCGATCTGCTGCCGTCTGGGGAGCACCCAGTCCGGGGGCGCGTCGGTCGTCACCGATACACCGTCAGACGATCATGATCCGATGTCTTTACCTAGCCAGGTAAATTTGCGGATCATGGGCAGGCGTGCGGTCGGGTTGTGATGGGCATCCGACACCGATCGCACCTCCTCGGCCAAGATTCGGCCGGGGTACGCCGCCCCACCCCGCGCGAGGGGTGGGGCGGTTTACTGTGTGCAGCACGACGCCCCCCTGCCGATTTCACCGGCAGGGGGGCGCGCTCTCCGGCCCGGAGCCTCCCGAGCATCCGGGCCGGGCCTGTCTGGGGAAGGGCATCAGACGGGGGCCGGGGGTGCCCGCCGTCTCCCCACCAGGCACTCTACGCACGGCATCTCCTGATCTACAGGGGGTAGACCGGGCGCACACAGAGTCGTGACACCGTGTGCGAATCTCAGGGCAGATCGCGCTCCGCACTGCGGCCCCACCAGGACATCACCTGGTACAGCGTCCGGACACCGAGCCGGTCCCGAAGGGCGGCGAGGTCCTTGGTCACGGTGCTCTCCGCGAGAGCAAGTCGTCGGCCGGCCTGCTGCTGGGAGTAGCCGGCGTCCAGCTCGTGGAGGATGGCCCGCTGGCGGGCCGTCGTCACCGCGCCTTCCGTGGCCCGGTCGAGGGCCTGCCACGGGGTCGCCCGGTCCCACATCAGCTCGAAGACCATCCGCGCCCAGGCCACGGCGGCCCGGTCGGAGACGTGCCAGCCCGAGTGGGCCTCGGCTCCCTCGACGACGAGGTTGTCGATGAACAGGTGCGCCCTGTCGAGGAGGACGAGCCGGGGGAAGGGCCCGCCGATCACCCGGACATCGACCCCGGCCTGGACCAGGCCGTCGATGTGCTCCCGGGTCTGGGGGTGCTCGTGGGCCCGGGCGTTGTAGAGGGAGCGGACGCTGGCTCCTCGTCGGCAGGCGGCGGCGGTGCGTTCGGCGCCCGCGCGGAGGATCTCGGGGTCGCGGTCGGCCGGCTCTCCGGGCTGGGAGCTGTAGACCTCGACGGTGGCTGCGTCGGTGAGCGGCAGGATTCGCGCGTTCATGAGGCCGGGGGTGCCGAGGTATTCCGATCCGGGGCCGCCGTACCAGCGGTGGGGGTCGTAGTCGGCGGCGAGGGCCTCGACGGTGGGGATCTGCCCGATGCGGTCAACGGTGGCGACGAGGTCGGCGAGGGCGGCCGTCATGAGGTTCTGGGCGACGGCTCGGGGGTCATGGGCGATGTACTGGCCGGGGGCGTACGGATCGGGGGCGACGAGGCCGAGGTCAACCAGGTCGGCGATTCGGGTTTCGTCGGACGGGGCTCCAGCGGAGACCGCCCGGTAGGTTTCGGCGGCTGTCTCCGCGAGTAGAGGCGGGGTTTTTCGCCCAAGTTCGTTCATTTTTCCCCCGGTTGGCGTGACAAGGAAATCCGTACGTGCGGATTTCAGCATGGCGTGCCCCTTGGTGTCACCGCGTCGGCATGGGAGCCTACGTACAGCAACGGGGAAGCGAACGTGCTTTCGATTAAGGGGTTCCCATGGCCACATCCAGGATCGGACTGCTCGCCGCATCGCTGCTCATGGCCGCCTCCGCCGCTGTCGGACTGGCTGCCACCGCAGCCGCCGACGAGGCACACCCTCCCGCACCGGCGAGCGAGACGGGCCACGGACCGACCCCCGCGCCCGCCCCTACATCGTTCCCCTCGCCGACCGCCTCACCCGCAGGCGACGTCGGCTGGGGCTGA